TATGCTACAGTTATTCGTAAACTGCCAGGTTGGGAAAGAACAAATGGTATTCTAGTTGGATCAGGTTGTTATGTTCAAGGTTTTGCTTATATGAACTTTGAAGTAGATAACTTTGATTATCCAGAAGGCGGTTTCGCAATCGCTTATAGACCAAACGCATTACTAAGACGTTCTCCATATATTAGAGACTCATCCCAACTATCAAACTTCAATCGTTTAGATGTTGAGCCGCCTTTATCTCCATTTAATAGTAAAGGTACAATTGCAGACCTTGGTCAAGAATTTATTTTAGAAACTGGACATTCAGTAGAAGCTTTATTCGAAGATGGTGATGAAGTTACTTTCTCATCAGGCGCTACAGGATTTATTAGTTGGACTACTAATATTGATTCAGATCATCAAATTTATGTTCGTAACTTAAAAGGTAATGTAGAAGTTGGCGATTATCTATACGCACAAAGAGGTGGTACTGGTCAAATTAAAGAAATTGGTATTGACGACTTCCCTAACAGATTAGTTGGTAGAGGTGGTGGTTGTCTATTAGCAGATAGAAGAGTTCTAGATGCTGACTCATTATATACTTACGTATTATGTTTCGGTTTCACACCTCGTACTCAAAATGGTGTGGGTTATGTAGCAAGAGACGGTGCTGGTGTTAACGGTATTGGTTCTCTATCAATCTTTGTACGTACTGCATTCTATGCATTAAACGGCGGTCAAATGACACTGAACAACTCAGGTACACAGTTCGGTGATATTTCAATGCGTGCTAAAGGTTCTACTAATATTGTATTACCTGATAATATTAATAGTTCTTTATTATTATCAAATACAGATTTTGCAGAGGAATTATTAGATAATAAAGAAGTAATTATTGAAGATATGATTGATTACTTAACTGCTAATACTTCATCTGGTGGAGCAGGTTATCAAGGATATAACGCAGATAAATGTTATAGAGATTCTGGTATTATTGCAGATAATATTGGATATGACGTTGCTCTTAATACAAACTACTGGGGTCGTTTGAATGGTATTACTTATTCATCTCCTATTTCATATGTTGTTAAAAATGAGCAACTTACAGAAACAGTTGGTGCTAATGAGCATTTAAGAGATCAAGTTAAATATCTATTTAGAAATGCTAACACTGTAATTAATGATCGTGTTGATGTTTCTATGAATGAGACATTAAACATTCTTAAAAATGGCGAAGAAAACGCAAGTGATATTATCTTCGCAGATACTGGTGATGTTGCAAGAACAAATGCTCGTGAATTAATCCAAGATAATAAAGAACTTATCATTCAAGGAATGATAGATTGGATTGATAATAACGATAATTTCTTTGCATATGATAGTAAAACATGTCAAAGAGATATTGAGAAATTTATTTTACCGGCAGTCAAATACGATATGTTACTTGACACAAATTATAACTCAGTAACAGCTGGTAATGCATACTATTTTAATCAAGCAAAACTTGTTTTAGATAATCAAAGAGAAGAAACAGTTGGTGCTTATAAAAAATTAAGAAAAGAAACAGACAGAATTATCGAAGCAAACACTGCATTAGGTGCAGTAAGAGCTTATGATAAGTTTAATCAAATTATTGATATTATAGAAAATAATGGAACTAAGTATACTCCAACAAATGTAAGTTATGATCCTGCAACAGGTGAGGCTGTATTTACAATTGGTGCTCATTCACTAACTGTAGGAAGATACATTAACTTAATGCCTGAAAGTTTACAATTTACTTGTGATACTGATAATAATACATTAATATTTTCACATCCAAGATTAGGAGATCCTGCTACAAGTTCAGCGCTTCCAATCCTTTCAGTTACTTCTACAACATTCACAGTTAATGTTGGTGCAACACCTTATAAAGGCGTTCATACATTTGTTAAAGCAGAATTTGATTCAGTATCAGTAGTTGGTACAGAAATCACATTTAGTGATTCAACTTCTATTTCAGCAGATAGAAGAAATGCTCGTAAGCAATTACAAACTAATAAAGATTATATCCAATCTTACATGATGGATTGGGCAGATTCTAATTACTTCTTATACGATAGCGAAAAATGTCAACGTGATACTCAAGAATATATTCTTCCTGCTGTTAAACGTGATATGGTATCTGGTTCTAACTTTAATGCTATTCAATCAGGTATTGCTTATCGTCAAGGTATTACTACTGCAGTTCCTGGATCACAACTTACAGAAACGGTTGGCGCATTTACTCACTTAAAGAGTGAAGTTGAAGATGCTCTTTCAGATCCTATTGCAATCTATCATGCTAATGAAGCATTTGATAACTTTATTAATATTATGCAAAATGATGGTAGAGAGTTTACTCCATCTAATGCAACATACGATCCATCAACAGGTGTTTCAGAATTAACTATTGAAAATCATGGTTTCGAAGTTGGAGATCAAATTCTTCTTTCCGAAGAAGGTTTAACTTTCTCTTGTGCTAATACAGCAAATGCTTCTGTTATTACAGAAATTTCTCATCCTAGATCAACTGATCCAGCATTTGAAAGTCCAATTACTATTTTTGAAGCAACAGATAATACAATTAAAATTTATGTAGGTGGCGCTAATGGTTACACAGGTGCTCATACATTTGCAAGAGCTAAATTAAATTGTGTTAAACAATATACTAGTGTAAATGATTCTTACACTCCAACTGATGCTACATATAATCCAAATACTGGTATTACCGTTCTTACTATTCCTGAACATGGAATTAAAGTTGGTGATAGAATTGTATTAAATAAAGAATCAATCACATTTAGTTGTGCTAATACTTCTTCTAATACTGTTGTTAGTATTTCACATCCAAGATTTACAGATCCTAATTATAATTCATTAGTAGAAATTACTGGTATTACAGATGATACTATTACATTCTTTAGTGGAGACGCTGGTGGTTACACTGGAGCTCATACTTTTGTATCAGCTGATGCTAATTGTGTTAAGACTGTTGGATTCCCGAATAATAAATTTACTCCAACAAATGCAACTTATAATGTTCTTACTGGTATTTCAGTAATTACAGTTGGTCCTCATTCAATTAAAGCCGGTGATACTATTAAGATTGCTGAAGAAGCACTAACATTTGAATGTGGTTCTCCTGCAGTTCAAATTTCTCATCCTAGATCAACTGATCCAGCTTTCAATACTGATCTTACAGTATTAAGTGTTACCGATACTACAATTAGTGTTAACGTAGGTAATGCTGGTGGTTACACTGGAGCTCATACATTTATAAGTGCTAAACCATTATCAATTACTAAGACCTCTGCTTATAGTGGTAAGGTTACACCAACAGATGCTATTTACGATCCAGTTACTGGTGATATGACATTTGTAATTGGTCATCATAATCTTAATATTGGTAAATGGATTTCAATGGCACCAGAAAGTATTACAATGACATGTGCTAATACAGCAAATGCTTCATATGTAGAAACTATTTCACATCCAAGACCAACAGATCCTGCTTATAATAGCCCTGTGAGAATCACAGATGTGACTGGTACTACCATTACTGTTAATGTAGGTAATGCTGGTGGTTACTCAGCAGATCATTCATTTGTGAGTGCTCTCGATGATTGTATCGATACAAATGCTATTTACTGGACTGATGCTGCCAAGATTGAATCATTCCATACACCTGAAACAGCAACTTATGATCCAGCAACAGGTGACTTCGTTGTAACAATTACAGGACACGGTTTAACAACAAACGATCATATTGAGATCAAACCTGAGAGCTTTAGATTTAGCTGTGCTAATACTGCTGCTAATACGACTGTTGAAATTTCTAACCCAAGAATCGGGGATATGGCATACGGCCTACCGTTAGAGATTACAGCAGCAACTACAAACACATTTACCGTTAACGTTGGCGCGGCCAATGGTTATACTGGTGCTCATACGTTTGTAAGTGCAGATGCAGACGCTATAATGAAAGTCTCTGCTACTCAGGATGGAACATACGCGCGTAGACAACTTCAAGCGAATAAGAAATTTATTCAGGATGAAATTGACGCGTGGATTAGAGATAATTATTTTGTTTATAAAGATGCATTATGTAAACGTGATACTGATCTAATCTTAAAAGCAGTTGCAAGAGATGTATTAACAGGTTCAAATGTTAATAGTGTATTCCACGGATTAGCATATCGTTCGGGTAATGCTTCAACAGATTCGGTAGTTGAAAATGAATTAACAGAAACAGTTGGTGCATTAGAATGGCTTAAAGAAGAAATTTGGAATATGCTTTCAGATGCTGATGCTAAACAATATGCTAATAATGCATTTGATGCTACAATTCAAACTCTTAAACACGGTTCATATACTCCAACAAATGCGACTTATGATCCAGTTACAGGTATTTCAGAAATAACAATTGGTAGTCATACATTTACTACTGGTGATACTATTTACTTAAAACAAGAAGGTTTAACATTTAGTTGTGGTTCTCCAGCAGTTGAAATTTCTCATCCAAGAACTACTGATCCATCATTCAATGCTCCATTAGAAATTACTGCAACATCTAATACTTCTATTACAGTTAATGTTGGAGATGCTAATGGTTATACAGGAGCTCATACATTTGTGAGTGCAATTGCTGATGCAGTAACTGCTAATCCTGCTAAAGACTTTGGTACTTCATATGTTAATGATGAAGCATACGAAGCAAGTAAAGCATTACAAGCAAATAGACAATTTATCATTGATGAAACAACAGCATGGATTAATGGTAGATATCCAAACTTAGATTATAGTTCAACTAAGTGTGAAAGAGATGTTGGTTGGTTTATTGATGCGGCAGCTTGGGATATTCAACATGGTTCTAATTCTGCTACAGTTCATAATTCAAGAATGTATTATGATCATGCAGTTGCAATATTACCAATCGAAGAAAGACATCCAACAGCAGCAGCATTCGATCATGTTGCAGAAGTTGCTGGACAAATTGTAAGAAACGAAATTGTAGATGCAGCAAATTATGCAGAGTATGATGTAAGTAATGCTACTTATGATCCAGTTACAGGTATTTCTTCATTAACAATTGGTTCACACGATTTCGAACCAGGTGATAGAATTAGATTAAATCAAGAATCAATTACATTCTCTTGTGCTAATACTGCTTCTAACACTGTTATTAATATTTCACATCCAAGACCAACTGATCCATCATTTAATACTCCTATTACAGTATTAAGTGTTACTCCAACTTCTATTACTATAGATGTTGGTGATGCAGGTGGTTACACCGGAGCTCATACTTTTGTAAGTGCAGACTCTGGAGCTGTAAGATCAGCAGAAAATCAACAAGTAAGAAGTGCAGGATCTACATATAGTGCAACAAATGCTACTTATGATCCAGTTACTGGTGATACAGTACTTACTGTTGGTAAACATCAATTTACTGTTGGTGACAGAATTACAATTGATGAGGGTGCTATTACATTCTCATGTGCTAATACTGCTGCTAATACAACTGTAGAAATTTCGCATCCTCGTTCGACAGATCCAATGGGTGGAAATACTCCAGCAACAATTACAGAAGTTACTGCAAATACAATTACATTTAATTCAGGTAATGCTGGTGGTTACACAGGTGCTCATACCTTTGTAAGTGCTGAACCAGAAAGTATTAGATCTTCTGATTTCTATACTCCTGTTGATGCTTCATACAATCCAACTACTGGTATTTCAACAATCGATATTGGTACTCATAACTTAAGAGAAGGTGATAGAGTTATTCTTGCTGAAGAATCAATTACATTCTCATGTGCTAATACTGTAGCAAATACAACAGTTAATATTTCGCATCCTAGAGCGACTGATCCTAAGTTTAATGAACCAATTACTATTATTTCAGCAACCTCTAATACAATTACTATAGATGTTGGTGATGCAGGTGGTTACACCGGAGCTCATACTTTTGTATCAGCCGATGCTAATGCAGTTAAGAAAGCAAATATGGCTCCTGCTTATACTCCATCAACAGCAACTTACGATCCAACTACTGGTATCTCAGTACTTACTATTGGTACTCATAGATTAGAAAAAGGTGATTGGATTATTATGGATCAAGATTCAATTACATTTAGTTGTGCTAATACTGCAACAGGTGTTGTAACAACTATTTCACATCCAAGAGCAACTGATCCGGCATTTAATACTCCAGTAGAAGTATTAGAAACAACTGATTCAACTATTAAGATTCAAGTTGGTGCTGCTCCAAATGGTTATGCTGGTGTTCATACATTTGTAAGTGCAAATGTTAATTGTGTTAAGAAAGCTTCTAATCCAACAACATCAGAAAAAGTAGAAAGTCTATTAAGTACAGTTGCTACTATGATTAGACATAGCGACTTTGGTGAATTACCTGCAGTTAAAGAACCAGCGTATGATGATACAGTCATAGGTTACGATTCTGCGTTAGATACAGATTCACAATTAATTTCTGGTAGCTCAGCTAAATATCAGCAAGAAATTATCGATTATATTAGAGAAACTTATAATGGTCTTGGATATAATACTGATTTCTGTTATAGAGATATTGGATATATTGTTGACGCTGTTTCAGAAGATTTAGAATACGGTGGTAATGATGCAACTGTAAATGCTGCAACTTACTACTTTAATAATGCTATTAATATCTTACCAGAAAATCAAAGAGAACCTACTAGATTAGCATATGAGTATCTTGCCAATGTAGTTGAAGATATTATCGAAGAAACTACAGTAACACCTACATCAGGGAATTCGAGCACACAAGATAAGTCTGGAACACCTGGATCTGCTACTATAGCAGCTGCTGGTAAAGACCTTGTAAATATTATTTCAGCAATTGTTGATGATAATTCAACAAATGGAATACCTGAATCATCAGGTGCTCCTGCTATGATGCCAAGTAGAACATTTGCTAGAAAAGCTTTACAAAATAATAAAGAATTTATTCAAGAAGAAATTATTAACTTTATCAATGACGAATACTTCACATTTGATAGTGGTAAATGCGCAAGAGATACAGGTTATATTTTAGATGCAGTTAGAAGAGATGTAGAAACTGGAGCTAATTATAATTCATTAATTGCTGGTAAAGTTTATAGATCAGGTAATCCCGGAACAGAAGTTGTAGTACAAGATCAATTAGCAGAAACTGTTCAAGCTGTTAATTGGATTCAAAAAGATATTGAATCACGTTTAACAGGTACTGCATTAACAAGAGCAACAGCAGCGTTTGAAAATCTTAAAGACGCAATGATTAATGACTACGATCCAGAAACAGTTGGATACGTTTATGGTGTCGGTTCTCAAGGTAGTAATTATATTAATGCTCAAACCGGATTACAATTAAATAAAGATTTCTTAAAGTCAGAAGCAATTGCTTGGATAGCAATTAATGCTCCAGGTTTAACTTATGACGCTGATAAGTGTCGCAGAGATATTGGATATATTGTTGACGCAATTTCATATGACGTTCAACATGATTGTAATGTTGGTATGTTAGATGTCGCAAGAATGTATTTTGAAAATGGATTATCTATATTACCTGCAGATCAAAGATCAGCAACATCACAATTATATACTCACTTAGGTAATGTTTCAGAATTATTAGTAACTAAACAAACTGTTACTCCAACTGCGGGTAATACAACTCCACAAGAAAAATTAGGATTTGGTCCTGTTGCAGCAGGTATTGCTCAAGATGTACAAGATGGTTGGAATTTAGTTGCAGACGTTATTGCAGCAAATACATTTGATGCAGCTCCAGCAGCAAGAGAGGCTCAATCAACTCTTGGAACAGATTACGATTATAATGTAGAAGCAGCAATCATTGGTGGAAGACTTTCAACTCTTTCTACTGGTGTAACTAAGTACTTAAAAGATCAATTCAATTATTTAGAATATAACCAAAACAAATGTAGAAGAGATGTTGGTTATATGGTAGATGCATTATCACACGATATCCAATATGGTGGTAATAGTGCAGTTTGGAATGCAGCACAAATTTATTTTGTAAATGCAGTTAACTTACTTCCTGTAGCACAAAGAGAACCTACAAGAAGAGCATTTACTCATATGGCAGACGTTGTTTGGGATATTATTAGAAACGAAGAAATTACTGTTAAGACAGGTAATCGTTGGACACCATCAAGTGCAACTTATGATGTATCAACTGGTGAAGCAGTTCTTACAATTGGTAAGCATACTCTTAATGCAGGTGATTATATCAAACTTGCTAAAGAGAGTTTAACATTTAGTTGTGGTTCTCCTGCAGTTCAAATTTCTCATCCAAGAACTACCGATCCTGCATTTGATAAGCCATTAAAGATTACATCAGTTGGATTAAATACAATTACAGTTAATGTTGGCTCTGCTAAAGGATATGATGGAGCTCATACATTTGTAAGTGCTTCTAAGAATGCAGTTACTCAAATTACTGGTAATCATATTAAACAAGATAGATCAGGTTTAGTTGCTAGAAGAAGAATTGCTAACGAAGCTAAAGAAAAAGCAATGATTATTGCAAATGTAGTTTACGAAAATAATCCTACTGCATTACCATATAAGGTTGAGCCATTACTTGATTGGGCTACAGCAGATCTTAAAGATTCTAAACAGATTCTTGATCGTGCAAACGAGTCATTAACTAAGGATATGATTAACTTTATTACTAAAGAATACAAAGGTTTAAGTTATCCTCAAGATAAATGTAGAAGAGATGTTGGTATTATTGTAGATGCATTATCACATGATATTAACTATAACACTAACTATGCTACTAGATTAAATGCTAACATGTACTTTAGTTATGGTACAAGTGTTTTACCATACGATCAAAGACAACAAACTGCAGAGTTCTATGCTGAAATGGCAAACTATGTAAGTGATATTGTACAAGAATTAGCTCCTGGACAAGATGTTTCAGGTGTAGCAAGTACTTCAGCAATTGGTGAAGAAGTAGCAAGCTTAGTTAGAATTATCGAAGAAGCAATTAGAAGAGATAGTTTAGATGCAGTACCAGAAATTAGAGAGCCTGATACTTCATGGGTTGATGAAGATTTAATTTGGGCTGGTAAAGAAATTGATGATAACTTAGATGTATTATCAGATGAAGTTACTACATGGATTAATAAAGAATATAACGTATTAGATTATGATAAGTCTAAGTGTTATAGAGATGGTCATTACTTGTTAGATGCATTTAGTTTCGATCTTAACTACGGTGGTAATTCTGCTTCAAGATGGAATGCAGATTTCTACTTCTGGAATAACATCTTTAGAATCCCAGCCGATCAGCAAGTTCCAACTGGACAAGCATATCGTGTATTAGGTAGATTAGCTCGTGATTGTGTTCTTGGTAAATTACCTGGTCAGGTTGTAAGAACCGATGTTAGTACTAAGGCTTTATCAGAAGAAGCAGAAGAGTTAGGAATGATTTTCTATAGAGCATTCTTAAATAACGATGTTAACGCTTTAGGTCCATTAGTTGAGCCTAACTTCGATTACGATGATAATAAAGAATTTAAGTTTGCTAGATTAATCTTAAATAATAATAGAATTAATCTCCAAAAAGAAGTACAAAGATTTATTGGAATGACTTATAAGTTTATTGACTTACCTAAGACTAGACGTGATGCTGGAAATATTCTTGAGTTTATTGCTAATGACTTCAAATATACTAATCCAACAAATGGTGATGAAGGTAGCGATCAAGGTACAAGATCAGTAGTAGCAGCATTATTTAATATTGATTCTAAACATGTATTCCCAGTATTTAATCCACCTACTTCATTCTCTGGATGGCAAGATTTAAGATTTAAGGGTACAGTACAATCTCAAACACAAAGAGATGCATTAACTGGTATGAAACGTAACGATGCTTATATTATTCCAACTAGCTGGAATGGTAATAGATATGATGGTGTTATTCATTATTGGAATGGTACATCTTGGGAAACTGCAGGTAATAATAATGTAGATCTTTTAGAATCATTCTATTTTGCTTGGCAACAAATGAGAGATTATATTACTGGTAATTTAAGTCCTAATTTAGCTCATACACAAATGGTTAATGGATTATTTAATGATGTACTTATTCAGGGTGTATTAAGACCTAATTTCTTAACATTTGGTTCGTTAGTTGAATCAATTGCTCACCAGTTTAACGGTGCATCAGCAGGTGTTAATAGAAACGCATTACCACTTAACTTTAGAAACTTAGGTTCTGCTATTTCAGCAACAGCTTCTGTTCTTTCCGAAGATGGTGGTAGAATTAGATGGTCTGGCGCAGATGAATTGAACAACCAATACTTTGCAAGAGGACTAAGAATTAATGGTAGAACGGGTAGAATTGAAGGAAGACCGTTTACCTCTTCAGTGAGAAAACTTGCGAGACGTGCTTCTAATAGTAGAGCAGCCTTGTAAAAAATAGATAAATAACATAGATAATGATTATAAACATAGGAAAAATTTAAAATGGCATACACAACTTATATAGAGGCAAATACAGGAATCACAATCGTTGAGACTTCCCAAGCGCCTGACGCGTTGCCGATAGGAAAAAATTTAGAATTATCAACCAATTGGCAAGAAGTTATTACGGTTCCAAAATTTGAGGTACCAGAACTTGTATTTGGTGGATCTACTACAGTTGAGCCGGGCGTTGGTGAGGTAATCTCTCCATTTATTATTAGTAATAAAACTGCAAATACTGTTAATTTAGATGTTAGAATCTATAGATTTGAGCAAAATGATAATTATTATCTAATTAGAAATATGCCTGTGCCGGCTTATGATACTATTCCAATTCCACTTAACGGACAGTTTTTTGCGTCCGGTGATCTTTTGGAAGCGAAGTGCGATACTAATTTAGCACTTGATGCAACTATATCATATACAATTGGCCAGTCAGAAGAATATGACGTTGATTAATGAATAAAATTTTGAAGGAGAAATAAATGGCTTTTCGTTCTATAAGTGGTAGCAGGATAATTGGTAGTGGTAAGCCACAACCAACTCCTATTACATTAGATCCAAGTCCTTACGAAGGATCTTTGGTATATGGCGATGACGGAAAAGTCTATCTTTCAGATGGTACTTCATGGGTTGAGCTTGGTCAAGCTAACGGTACAGTACAAGGTGTTCAAGGTATTCAAGGTGTTCAAGGTATCCAAGGTGCTTATGGACCAGGTTTTACTATTGTTGGTGAAACAGCAGATGGCAATACTTCAGTATTAGAAACAGAATTTCCAGGATCAAGTGTTGGTGATGGTGTAATTGACCAATCAGATGATACACTTTGGATCTATGTAGGTGGTTCTGATCTTTGGATTAATGTTGGTTCATTTAGAGGTGTACAAGGTTTCCAAGGATTACAAGGTGAAGCAATTCAAGGTGTTCAAGGTATTCTTGGTGACGAAGGTATTCAAGGTTCTCGTGGTTTTATTGGTTTCCAAGGTATTCAAGGTATTCAAGGAACTCAAGCAGCACAAGGTGTTCAGGGTATTCAAGGAATGCAAGGCACACAAGGTATTCAAGGTGTGCAGGGTGTACAAGGAGTACAGGGCATACAAGGTATTCAAGGCGATCAAGGAGTTCAGGGTGTTCAAGGCCCGCAAGCATTCCAAGGTGTACAAGGTACACTAGGTCTCCAAGGTTATAATGGCGATGATTCAGGTAGTGTATATGAATACAGATTATCATTAGCTTCAAATACAAAACAAGATCCAACAGCAGGTAAATTCTTAATTGATGGACCAACAAGTAATACTGCAAACTTTGCAAATACTACACAAATCTGGATCGACGATTTAGATTTTTATAATGTAGATTTAGAAGGATTATTTACTGCTGCAGCAACTACATCTTCTAGTAGAAAGATGTATATGAAAGTTACTCAAAGGGGTGATCCATCAAATTATGTTACATTTGGTGTCGATGGAATGACCAACCAACCAGGTGCAAATACTTATTGGGAATTTGATGTACAATATATTTCAGGCGATGCTGTTTTAGGAGACTTTAGTTATAACACAACAGAAAATCCTTTATTAGTATCATTTGATATTACCGGTGATCAAGGTGTTCAAGGTGTTCAAGGAATGCAAGGCACAACTGGTATTCAAGGCACTCAAGGTGTACAAGGACCTCGTAATTTCCAAGGTGTACAAGGTTTACAAGGCGAAAAAGGTACACAAGGCACAACTGGCATTCAAGGTACACAAGGCATTCAAGGTCTTCAAGGCATTCAAGGTGTACAAGGCACACAAAGTGTACAAGGTATTCAAGGCATTCAAGGAATGCAAGGTATTCAAGGCTTACAAGGTTCTAGAGGTGTACAAGGTTTCCAAGGATTACAAGGACATACCGGTGATCACGGTGGATTAACTTGGGAATGGCAATATGAAAGTTTCAAAACTCCAGGTGCTTCAGCAAAATATTGGAGAAATAATTCTACAGATATTAGAACTGCTAACACAATTTATATTGATGATATTCCTAACAATCAATATAATAATGAATTAGACGAATTCTTTGATTATATTGCTACTTTACCTGGCAATCCAAAAGGACAAATGCTTATTGAAAGTACTGCAGATAATGATGGTCCATCTGGTCATCACTTTGTAGTTTATCAAATAGACGGATTTAGTTGGGATAGCGGAACTAAATCATATGGTATTTTTGATGTCACGTATATTGCTTCTGGTGGTGTTGCATCTTACGATTGGGATAATGTATTAAATGATCATGGTCCTAATACACTAATTACATTTACACCAGCCGGTCCAGAAGGTATTCAAGGTACTACAGGTATTCAAGGTGATACTGGTATCCAAGGTCTTCAAGGTAGCATCGGTTATGATGGTGGAATGACTTTCAAATATACATTTAATTCAAGTACATCGGGCGGTTTTCCTGGATTAAATGGTTGGTCATTAAATAATAGTGACGTTGCTAATGTAACTGAGTTTTGGATTGATGATCTAACAGACACCGGTAAAAGAGTTGATGATTTATATAACTACTTAGCTAATAATACAGCAGATCCAAAAGGTCAAATTTTTGTTCGAACAGAAAAAGACGCTAGCGGAGATTATGAGTGGTTATTATATAGTTATGATAACTGGACTTGGAGTTCAAATACTTCGCCAGACTGGGGTAATTTTGATGTAACTCTTATTGATCAAGGTTTATTAGGTGGAACAGATTCAAATCCTGGAACAAGTTGGACTACAGGAGTTGTTCCAACTTACGGGTCAGATGCATATATTACTTTCATCCCAGCTGCATATGGTCTCCAAGGTATTCAAGGTCCTATTGGTATTCAAGGTGACTTTGGTCCACAAGGTATTCAAGGTGCTCAAGCTGCGCAAGGTATTCAAGGTATTCAAGGTGACTTTGGTCCACAAGGTATTCAAGGTCCTCAATCAATTCAAGGTATTCAAGGTATAAACGGTATTCAAGGTGCTCAAGGTTTTGCAGGAGCATTTGGTGGTGCATCATTTGAATATAATTATACACCTGATATTTCTCCATCAGCACCAGCTTCAGGATTATTAAAGTTTAATAATTCAGCTCCTTCTAATGCTACAATATTAAGAATGAATGATGTTGAAGCAGGTGGAACTAATATTGAAACATGGTTAGCAAGTTTAGATGATGCTGCTGGTAACTTTAAAGGATTTATTAAGATTCTTTCAATAGATAATCCTGAGGTATTCTTACTATATAACTTAACAGGATTAACACAGTTTACAAACCACTTTGACATGAACATTACTTATGTTACTGGCGCTAGTGGTGCAACATCTACATATTTTACAAATAATCCAAACGTAATCTTTACATTCTCGAGAGCTGGTGATGCTGGTCCTCAAGGCATACAAGGCACAGACGGTGCGCAAGGTCTACAAGGTACATTAGGTTTACAAGGTGCTCAAGGTTTAGGTCTTCAAGGTACACAAGGTACATTAGGTACACAAGGTGCTAGTGGTTTCCAAGGTGTACAAGGTTTTCCAGGATTAATTGGTCCGCAAGGTATTCAAGGTGCTACGGGTATTCAAGGTGGTCCAGGTTTCCAAGGTGCAACAGGTTCATTTGGTGGTGTAACATTTGATTATACATTTAGTACAGATACTCAAAACGTAGATCCTGGTGTAGGTAAATTAAAATTCAATAACACAGCTCTAAATTCAGCTACTACGATGTATATTGATGATAGAGATGATAGCTTTACAGATATTCAACCTTTCTTAAGAACTATTGATGATTCAACTAGTACAATGAAAGGTCACTTTAAGGTTACAGAAAAAGCCGATCCTGCAATTTTCGCAGTATTCCAGATTACCGCTTTAGCAGAAGTTTCTGGTTATTTTTCAGTTACTTGTAGTTATGTAAGTGGATCTACTACTTCATTCCCGGATGGCGAAGATATTATTATTACATTTGCTAGAACTGGTGATATTGGTGATCCAGGTCCGGCCGGTCCTCAAGGTACAGATGGTGGACAAGGTGTACAAGGTGTTAGTGGAATTGGTATTCAAGGTATTCAAGGTACACAAAGTATTCAAGGTACACAAGGTTTCCAAGGTACTGCAGGTTTTGTTGGTGGCGACGGTACACAAGGTACAGATGGTGCACAAGGTATTCAAGGCTTACAAGGTGAGCAAGGTGAAGGCGGAGACGAAGGTATTCAAGGTTTCCAAGGATTGCAAGGTAGCTTTGGTCCACAGGGTATCCAAGGTGGTGGAGGTTTCCAAGGTACTCAAGGTATTGGTGGTGTAGGTGCTACTGGTGTACAAGGTTTCCAAGGCTTACAAGGTATATCTAATCAAGGTATTCAAGGTGTACAAGGTGATACTGGTCCTGCTGGATTTGGTAATCAAGGTCCACAGGGTGCGCAAGGTTTCCAAGGTACAGGTGGTGATGGAGGCGTTCAAGGTGTTCAAGGTTTATTAGGAACTGGTGCACAAGGCTTCCAAGGCTCTCAAGGTACTGAAGGTGACGCCGGTGGTCAAGGTACTCAAGGTATTAGCGGAGAAGGTAATCAAGGTGTACAAGGTTTCCAAGGTCCTACTGGTATTGGTGACGAAGGTATTCAAGGTATAGGTGGTTTCCAAGGTATACAAGGTATAACAGGTGAGGAAGGAACTGAAGGCTTCCAAGGTCCGCAAGGCATCCAAGGTAGTTATGGTATTCAAGGCTCGGTTGGTGATCCAGGTGTAGGTGGTGGCCAAGGTGTACAAGGTCTGCAAGGTGATTTAGGTTTCCAAGGTCCTATTGGTGCAGGTGCTCAAGGTTTACAAGGAATACAAGGAATACAAGGTTTAAATGGCTTCCAAGGATTTACCGGACAAGGTGTACAAGGTATGCAAGGTACACAAGCATTCCAAGGTGTTCAAGGTTTATTAGGTTTCCAAGGTATTCAAGGTTTACAAGGACCTGGTATTCAAGGTGGTGTTCCTAACCTACAAAATATTCACGAAACTGGTTTACAAGGTACTCCAGTATTTATTGCAATGTTTGAAGGTGGAGCAACTCATAGACCGATTATGGGTACAACTGGTCCTAATCCAGGTGGTGAATCTAACTTCTATTATACATCTGATGCAGATACATTAACAGTCGAAAATTTAGAAGTTGCTGGTAATATTACAATTACTGGTGATTTAAATGCAACCACATTTGCTGGTGGTGTAGGTGATGACTTACATTTCACATCAGATATAGCAGCGACGTTTGGTGGTTTAGAAGCAACTCCATATGTGCGAGCTTATTGGGAATCTACAGGAACTAAATTTACTTTTGATGCAAATTCAGCAGTAACAACCACATTTACTGTTACTGATAGTCAAACTAGTGTTGATAGATTATCATTAGATATCTCAACTGGTAACTTAACAATAACCGGTGATGTAGAATCTTTATCAGACGAAAGACATAAAGAAAATATAGAAACAGTTAAAGATGCTTTAAGAAAAGTAGTGGAAATGAGAGGTGTTTATTATAATATGATACACAATCCAGATGTAAGATCTATCGGTGTTATTGCGCAAGAAGTAGAAAAGATTTTACCAGAAGTAGTACATACTGCTGATGATGAAAATAAAACAAAGAGTGTTGCTTACGGAAATATGGTTGGTCTTCTCATCGAAGCAATTAAGGATTTGAAAGATGAAATCGATCAGCTTAAGTCTGACTAATCCTCATTCTTTTAAAAACAAATTGTTAGGATAAAAAAGAGAGGGGGCCTAAAGTTGCCCCCTTTAAATTATAAATATAAAGAAAAAGAGATTATTACATGAGTTCTCAAGTAAATATTTACATAGATAAGAATGCGGATTTCAGGTTAACAATAGAATTGTTTGACGAGGAAGATCTAGATCTACCTATTGATTATTATACATTTTATGCTGATATGAAAAAGCTGTACTCAGAAAAAAGAGCAGCTGAATTTGAGATACAAAAAGCAAACAATGACATCACACTTGTTTTAGGTTCTGATACTACAAGTATTTTAAAAGAAGGAAAATATAAGTATGATGTGCTTATGAAAAAACCAACTGGAGAATTATCAAAGATTGTTGAAGGTCTAGCATTCGTAGTACCTACAGTAACGGAGATTTAAACTTTGAGTGTTAAAGTAAAAGTTGGTCAACCGCATAAGCTAAGAGTAGTAGCATCTGGCGAAAAGCGTCCTGTAATTGTACCAGATTCAATTACCTTAGGTATAGATACTGTCGGTCAATACATTGCTCGTATTGATGGTGGGCAAGGTATTGTTGTATTCCCAGAAAGTGATATTGAATCAGCAAACATTGTTATTTCTCATGCTAATACATCTACAGAAGTTAGTAGTAATAATGGTGGTTTAGAATTTGTAAGTAATGTTGATATTGATAATTTTGGTCATATTACTGCATTACATAATACTCAATTAGCCACTTCTAGTTTTACCGCAAATTCAACAGTTATTACACCAAATGATATTACATTTGGAACAACTTCTCTTACACTTGGTGAATCAACAAATACTTTAGATGGAATCAGTTTAACTGGTGTTCCTCAAATTTCTGGTGTTATATCAGGTGCTAATAATACAATAGATTTTAATGCTACCAGAATAACAAATATCGCAGACGCTGTTAATGATCAAGATAGTGTTAATAAAAGATTTTTAGATACTGCAATTGCAGGTGTAGAAGAAAAATTCAAAGTAGTAGAAGATCCTATTCTTCCTACTGATGCTGCAAATAAAAGATATGTAGATAATTTTGTACAAGGATTTGTAGTTAGAGGATCGGCAAAAGCAGCAACAACAGAAAATTTAGATGCTACTTATTATTCAGGTAATACAACATTTGCTTCAACATTAACATTTACTCCAAGAGCAGTTTTATATATTGATGACGTTGGAATATGGGAAGAAGGTGATAATATTGTTGTTAAAGATCAAACAGATCCAAGACAAAATGGTTCATATGATCTAATACAAAAAGGTTCTACTGGACTTCCTTGGGTTTGGCAAAGAGCTCAATTCCAAGATCAAAACGAAGAAATTCCTGGATCATATGAATTTGTAACTGATGGTACAGAAAACGCTCACACTGGTTGGGTTATTACAGTTGCTGATGCTAGCACATTTAGACTAAATTATGATAATATTACTTGGGAACAATTCCAAGGTGAAGGAACATTTACAGCAGGAAGAGGTTTAACACTTAATGGTACTCAATTTGTTGTAGATAAAATACAAGATATTGAACAAATTAGTGGTAATGGTGCTATAATTTTACCAGTTGGTACGGATGGAGATAGACCTACATCTTCTACTGGTATGATTCGCTTTAATACAGAAGCAAATCAATTTGAAGGTTATGATGGAATTGCTTGGTCTGGTCTTGGCGGTGTAATTGATGTTGATCAAGATACTTACATTAAAGCTGAATCTGGTCCATCACAAGATGAAGATACCTTATATTTTTATACAAAAGGTACTCTTGCAGCAACATTAAATGCAGCAAACACAGCTCATTTCTATGGTAATGTAGATGTCGATGGTGATGTTACTATCGGTGGTAGACTTACTATTGGTAATCAAGAAGTTGATGAAGTACAAGTAGTTGCAGACTTTACATCTAATTTAATTCCTAAAACAGATTTAACTTATAATCTTGGTAAAGCTGGTTCTCAATGGAACAAAATGTTCATTGGACAAATTGGAAATGATTCAAGAGTAGTTAACTTTAGTGATACTGGTGCTATTAAAGTTCCAACAGCTAATACAAGTTTAAGACCTACTCCTTCAGCGGGTATGTTCCGTTTCAATACAGATGATGGAAGATTTGAAGGATACGATGGTACTCAATGGGCAGGCATTTCTGGATCAGTAATTGATATTGACCAAGATACAAAAATTATTGCTGAGACAAGTCCTAATGCAGATAACGATCAATTAATGTTCTATACTGCTGGCACAAAGCGCTGGCAAATTAATTCTGATGGTGATACAGTATTCGGATCAACAGGTAAACTAATTGTTGATTATACAACTGGTAATCTAGAAGTTAATTCAAAGATTACTGCAAATAATAATTTAGTTTTAGATCCAGCTGGCGTTATTAGTGTTGCTAATAACACTCTTACAGATCTTGCAAGTCCAGTTAATCCTGGAGATGCGGTTAATCTTGGATACTTAGAAGGAGAATTTTCTTCTGATTTAACAATTGTAGATGGAGCAAATACCTATTCTACAGAAGTCAATTTATTAAATAGCCCAACATTACAAATGGGCACTGGTCTTGAGATTGAAGAAATATCTCAAGCAAATAATTCATTCACAATTGGCATTGAAAACTCTGGTGTACAAGCCGGTATTTACGGAAATGATAACTTCGTACCTCGTATTCGTATTACAGAAGATGGTCGTATTGACTTTGCTACTGATATTCCAGTTGAGCTTCAAGCAAATGCTATTCCAAACTTTACAGAAACAACTCGAGATATTATTGGTTTAATGATTTCTGATGGTATGGCTAATAATATGAATGAAGGTGCATATTTAGTCAATGATGATTTAAATAACCAACTATATATAGAAGTTGAAGATCCATACATTTCTTTGGGAGGAGATTTATCTGGCAGTAGCCAAATGATAAATCTTTCTAATACAACTATTAATGCTACAATTACTGCTGATTATATTTCTAATGTAGTAACAGATGCAAATAGCGGTATTATTATTACACATACTGCAGGTCCTGATTCAAATTCTGAGATTGAAGTTGATTACGCAGAATTAAATACAAGATATATTACAACTTCTGGTGGTACATCAAATGGTGACATCTATGCACCAAAATTTGTAGACGCAGATAATAATCTTTTCTATTTAGATCCAGCGGGAACTTCTAAACTTAATAGAGTTGATTTTGGTACAGGAACATCTGCTCAAATTAGAATGCTTGATGGTCCAGGATCATATACAACATTATATTCAGGTTCTGGTAAAATTGGTTTCCTTGATAATACATATAATTTTGGTATGTATTTTGAAAGATCTACTAGAAATTTATGGATTTCAAATAACATAACTGCTGCATCATTAATAGATATAAGTGATAACACTAAGATAGTTAATCCTTCTGGAACATCAACAATATGGAATATAGAGGTAGAAAATAGATTTGAAGCAGGTGGTTTACAAATTGGTGGAGGTATTGGAAATAATAAAATTAGAGGTGCCTCTTTAACTCTTGAAGGAACTAGCGGAAATATAACTTTAGCGCCATCGACTAATATTGTTGATGTTGATAATTCAAAAATTATTAATCTTGCTACACCAACAGCAACAAATGATGCTGCAACAAAAGCTTATGTAGATGGAGTTGCACAAGGACTAAGAGTTATTCCTCAAGCTATTGCTGGTACAACAGAAGATTTAGGTGGTAGTTATAATACAGGAACTGGAACAATTACAGCATCTGCAAATGGTGCATTCGAAGTTGACGACGTAACAAATATTTCTGTCGGTGATTTAATTCTTGTTAAAGATCAAACTGCATTATTTGAAAACGGAACGTATGAAGTTACAACTGTTGGTGATACAAATACACCTTGGGTACTTACTAGAAGTGAATACTTTAATGAAACAAGTGAGATACCAGGATCATTCCAATTTATTACAGACGGTACAGAAAACGGAAGTACTGGTTGGGTAATAACAGTTTCAGATGCTGAAACATTTACATTAGGTACTGATAGTATTGTTTGGTATCAATTCTCTGGAGCAGGTACATATACTGCAGGAGAAGCATTAACACTTACAGGAACAGAATTTTCTATAACAGATGGTGATATAGAAAACGCAAAACTAGCTAATCCTAATATTACTATAGCAGGAGAAAGCGGAAATAACCAGGTGATTGCACTGGGAAGTACTTTAACATTTGAAGCAGGAGAAGGTGTAGATACAACTATTTCTGCTGGTAAAGTAAATATTGCAGTCAATGAATTAGATGGTGGAACCTTCTAAATTATAAGTAATATAAAGCCTATATAGGTTAATTAAAATTTAAGGGACATAGATATGTCAACAACTATTAAACTCCGCAGGAGTTCTGTAGCGGGCAGAGTACCGACTACATCACAATTAGCACTTGGTGAAATCGCTATCAATACAGCTGATGGTAAGCTGTACTTCAAAAAATATGATCCCGTTGCAAATCAAGAATCAATTATAGATGTTTCTGCAGACTTAGATGCAAGTGCAATTCTTGATCTGCTTAAAACAGTAGATGGAGCAAACTCTGGATTAGATGCAGATTTATTAGATGGTGAATCAGGCGCGTATTACTTAGATTATAATAATTTTACAAATGTCCCTCCCGCAACATTAGATCTCACATTAGCAGGAGACATTACCGGTAACGCATTCTCAAATACCGGTGTAATGACACTTACAACTGATATTGCAAATTCAGGTGTAGTAGCAGGATCATATGGATCCGCATCTCAAATTCCTATTCTTACTGTTGGTCTTGATGGTAGAATTACATCAATGTCAAACACTGCTGTAGCAGGTGTTGAAGACTTTTATTGGACATCAAGCAATAGTACTTTATTATTACAAACTGGAGATGGTACAGAATATCCAGTTGTAATTGATACATTCGACGAAATTAGTGTTACAGGCGATGCAACAGTAGATGGTTTATTTACTGGTAATACAGCGGTTTACGAAGGTAACGTTATAATTCGAGGTGATCTAACAATCTTAGGTCAAGATACTAATGCTGCGGCAACAACAGATTTAACTGCAAATAATGTTACTGTTAATGGAGACTTAACAGTTAATAATGATATTATTGTTAATGGTTTAGTAGATGGTCGTGATATAGCAGCAGACGGTGCTAAACTTGATTTATTAGAAGATGGTTTAGATCTTACATTAACCGGTAAAGTTACAGGTACTGCTTCATCTAATACTGGTGTAATGACATTAGCAACTGAGCTTGCTAACACTGGTGTTACTGCTGGATCTTATGGTTCTGCAACAGCAATTCCAGTTATTACAGTAGATGAAGATGGTAGATTAACTGCAGCAAGTACAACATCAGTCGCTGGTGTTGATGATATTGGTTGGGTAAGTGCAAATAATACATTACAATTAGAAACTGGCGATGGATCAGTTTATGATGTAAATATTTCTTCATTTGGTTCTAATGTTAGTATTAACACCGATTTAACTGTTGGTACAGGTACTGCAATATTAAGAACAGATAATGCTGCACAAGAAGTTAGAGTTGGTGACGGATATAATTCATTAGTACTTAGTGGAGCAGGCGATAGAGGTATAGCAACACCTGGTGGTAATATGTATCTCAATCCTGGAGCGCCTGCACCAGATGCTTTTTATTCTTCAGCCATTGGTGGTAATGGTATTCAACTATTTAATAATGGTGGTGCAATTATTAGTGGTGGTACTATTTCAACATCTATATATCCATTTGCATCAAGCAGTGATGGTATTGGTACAGGAGAAGGTGTACAATTATTTGGTGCTGATGGTCCAGTCGTATTAGGATCGCATGGCGATAATGTTATTATACAAGATTTTACTGAATCAGTAGAAATTAAAGCATCCACAACTTCTACAAATACTACAACAGGCGCATTAATTGTTACAGGTGGTGTTGGTATTGGAGGCGCTCTTAATGTTTCTGGTAATATTGGAGTTGGTGGAACAGTTGATGGAAGAGATCTTGCAATTGACGGAGCAAAACTTGATGGTATAGAAGCAGGAGCAACAGCAGATCAAACTGCGGCAGAAATATTTGCAGCAGTATTAACATTAGATGGTCCTGGATCTGGTTTAGATGCAGATAAAGTAGATGGATATGACGCATCTGGTATTTTCGATGAAGCCGCTAATACTGCCTCAAGCTTAATTGGTAATGGTGAAGTATCTATAAATCCTGGTACTGGAATATCAGGTGGAGGTTCTTTCAATTTAAACGATGCTAATAACTCGGTTATATCTATTTCGCATGCAGATACATCATCTGTAGCAAATACTTCATTAAGTGGTGGTAATGTTGTTACAGGAATTACTTTTGATACATTTGGTCATACTCAATCTGTTTCTTCAACCGATTTAGATGGTAGATATTATACAGAAGCAGAACTGGATGCAGGTCAATTAGATAGTCGTTATTATACAGAAACAGAAGCAGATAATAAATTTGTAGATGTAACTGGCGATACAATGTCTGGTGATTTAAATATTAATGCAGATATTAATCAAAGTTCTAATGTAACTTATACTAGTAATAGTTTATCAACGGCAAGTACTAATCAAGTAGTAGCATTTTCGTTCTTTTATGGAGACTATGGTGGCGGAGAATTTTTAGTGCAAGTAGAAAATGGTACTGAAAAACATATTACTAAATTATTAGTAACACATGATTCAGCAACAGCTATTGCAACTGAATATGGTACAATATTTACCGGAACTTCTTTAGCAGAGTTTGATGTTACTATTTCAGGAAGTGATTGCCAATTATTAGTTACACCTGCTTTTGGTACAACAACAGAAATAAAAATACAAGCAACGTTGCTTACATCATAGGTAATTTTATAAATAAAAAGATATATAAAAATTTAATTTAATAGCCAAACTGGGGAGAGTGAACCGTAATGGCAAACAATAACAAGTTCAGAGTAAAGAACGGACTCTTGTCTTTAGAGAGTGTCGTCATAGGTACATCTTCCTACGGAAGTGAAATACTTACAGTAGTCGGTGATTCTAAATATACCGGCACATTTGAAGTTAACTATTCCACATCTAATACAGCAAGCATTAGTATTAATAATACTAGTGGAGTTAATGCTACAATTGCTAATTTCACATCATCTTCAAGCCACGCAGATGGTTTAACAATTACTTATACTGGTGGTAATGATTATAAATTAAGTAATGAAGATAATTTTATTAAATTTAATAACGATATTGATGGTATCGAAATTGGATATAATAATAGTGTTGACATATCATTTGATTCTTCTGGTATTACATTTTTCCGCGAACCAACTTATAACGGCAATGTATTTTGGAATGCCGGTAATGATGGTGCTAACTCAGGATTAGACGCTGACTTACTTGATGGTTTAGATTCATTACAATTCTTAAGATCAGATCAAGACGATACTATGAATGGTAGTCTTGTTATTAATGGTGATCTTACAGTAACTGGTAATACAACAACTGTTAATACAGAAGAGATTTTACTTGCTGATAATATTATTACTCTTAATAGTAATTATACAGGAAGCACTCCATCAGAAAATGCTGGTATCGAAGTTGAAAGAGGTACTTTAGATAACGCATCATTTACTTGGATAGAAGCTTCTGATAAGTGGCAAATTGGTGGTGTCTCACAAGGTTTATTAATAGGTGATTCTTCTAGTTTAACTGGTACAATTACATCTTTTGCAAATTCGTTTCCTATAGAGGCCGGTGGTGCTTCTGGTGTAGGTAATGGTACCGTATATCTTTCTGGTAAGCAAGGTTCTACATTTGCAGACGCTGGTATTGCATCATTTTGGAATCAGTCTGGAGTATCTTATGGTGAGGTACTTTATGGAGGAAGTCCAAAATTAAGAGCAACTAGTACTGGTGCTGTAACTTCTGGAAATCATGCTGTACAAGGTACATTAACTGTTGGTACTGGTACAGGTGGTGCTTACATTTATATGGATGGCGCTGGTAATAATAGAACAATTTATTCTTCTGCTGGTGAAATTGGTTTTTTAGATACTACATTTAATTATGCCGCAAGATTAGATACAAATGATGACTGGATTGTAGAAGAAAACGTTTATGGTAAAAGTTTTGTAGATGTTGAAGATAATACTTATTTGTTAGATCCTGATGGAAATTCAGTATTAAATCAAATTGGTATAGATGAATACATTAAGCATAATGGAGATTCAGACACAGGCATCCAGTTCTTAGGCGATACAATAGATATTCAAACTGGTGGTTCAAGTAGATTAAAAGCCGATAATAATTTTGTATATGCTTTTAATGACATTAAAGGTACATCATTTATTTCTTCTGCAGATACTAACTACTTAGTTGATCCGGATGGTAATTCACAGCTTTATAATTTAAATGTTTATACTGGTACAGCTAATGCTCAAATTAGTATTGGTTCTAGTGCAACAGAAAGATTCCAAATCCAATCAACAGACGGTCAAGGATATATTCGTTATTATCAAGATGAAACAAATGCGACAGATCATTCAGTAAACTTTGAAATAGTATCTGGTGGATTTGGTTTAAATAGATTTAATTTTAATGCTGATGTAAATATTGGAAATAATGACTTCCTTGGTGGAACTATTTCAGTATCTTCATCATATGCAAGCATTTATTATGATGCAGATAATTTAGCATACTTTGGAGACTTTAGTAATACAGGCACCGCAATTAATACTGCTGGTAGAATTACAGCAGCAGCTGGTACTTTAGCTTTACCAACATACTCATTTGAATTAGATAATAATACTGGTATGTATCGTTATGGTGCTGATACTATTGGATTTAGTGCTGGCGGAAATGACGAATTCAGAATTACAAGTACTTATGCTCTTGCAACAGGTGCAATGCGTTCACCTATCTATTACGATTCAGATAATACTCAATATTTTGTAGACGCAGCTGGTAATTCTCAAATGAATACCGTTGATATTGATGATTATATTAGACATAGAGGAGATCTTACAACATACTTTGGATTTGATACTAATCAAAGATTTAGAGTATTTGTAAATAATACAAGTAAATTAAGTATTGATTTAGACTCAGCAGACTTTAGTGTAAACGTTTATGCTCCTCGTTATTATGATAGTAACGATAATACTTACTATGCAGATCCTGCAGGAACTTCTATTCTTAGTAGAATTGATATTGCGGATTACATTCGTCATATTGGTGACGAAGATACTTATATTGGTTTTCCAGCTGCTGACACATTCAGAATTTTCACAGGTGGAGTACAAAGATTTAATATAGATACTGATTCAGCAGATTTTGCTGTAAATGTTTATGCTCCTCGTTATTATGATTCTGACAATAATTCTTATTTCTTAGATCCAGGTAGTGCTTCAACTTTAGGCTCTATTGGTATTGATAGCGATTTATTCCATAATGGAGATACTGATACAAAACTTTCTTTTACTGATAATCAAATAGCATTTGATGCAGACTCAGCAACTAGATTAACAATTACTAGCTCTAATGTTGCAGCATCTGTTCCAGTAAGAGCACCTTATTATTATGCAACAACAGGAACAACTAATTATTTGAATGTTGGTGCATCTAGTACAGTTACAGCATTAGCACTTAGTGGTAGAATTGCACTTGGTAATTTAACAGATGTTGATAGATGGGATGATACTACTGGTAATGGTGGTATAACAATATCACCTTATGGCGCTCATGCAGCAACAAGTAATCCTCTTTTTGCAATATCTGGTGGTAATGGTAATTATGCATTAAGTCACTTAAATAGAATTGATATTGGAAATAATCCTTTATCAACAAACAATAAATTTACATCTTACTATGCAGATGGTACAGAAATCTTAAGTGAGCGTGGTGATGGTCTTAATAATTTCTATAATGTTATAGAATCAACAGGTGCATGGAGTATTATTGATACAGGTGCAACATTTGGTCTAACAGTAGATTCGAGCATGAATGTTATTGTTGGTGACCAATCTATTACATATGCTAATTCAGATGCCACTCCTATAATTGGTAGTATTAATCCTAATAAATTACATGTTAATGGATCTGTTCAATTAACTGGTAGTGATGATGCAGTTGTATTTGGAAATGGTACTAGCTCATTTATAAAACACAATGAACTTACATTTGGTGAAGGTGGTGGTTGGTATATGACCGACTCTACTTATTTAAGAGTAAGTAACAATAAAACAATTTATACATCTGGTGATATTCAAGCAGGTAGATATCTCGATTATTCAGATGCGAATTATTATTTAGATCCAGCTGGTACTTCTGTTCTTAATAGAATTGGTATTGATGATTATATTCAGCACAACGGAGATACAGATAACTATTTTGGTTTTGCTGCAAATGATACATTTAGAGTTTGGACTGGCAATACTCAAAGATTAAACATTGATAATGATTCAGCAGATTTTGCTGTAAATGTTTATTCGGATAGATTTGGTGATATATCAAATAATAATTTCTATATTGATCCTAATACATCAAATGCATTTAGATTACAAACTCCTACAGGATTTTTAGATATTGGTTCTATGAACGCAAGTTTCGTTCAGTTCCAAACAGATAGACCAGAATTTTATTTCCAAAAGTTTACTAAATTTGATGGTGGCGGTATTAGTGCTTATAGTGGAAATGATTATGCATACTTCCCAACTTATTACGATTTCAACGATAATAATTTCTATGGTGATTTTGCTGGTACATCTGTTATGGCTCGTATTACAATGCCGCAAAATACGGTTGGTGTTAGTCATTTTGGTAATGCTAATCTTCCTACTTATTACATTGGCCAAGAAATGGGTGACACTGATGGATGGAAAATTTATGGTGAATCACCGGCAGGCACAGGTACAGGTGCATTAATTCTTGAAGCTGGAAATGACTATGATGCTAACGAATCAATTCGTTTACGTCTTAAGAAAAGTGCTAGTCCATATACTTCAAAAGATGCTTTAATTGCATATTACAATTATGTATTAGCAAGCGATAGTTTTAGAGCACCAATATTTTATGATAGTAATAATACTTCATTCTACACAGATCCTGCTAGCACTTCAGTAATGAATAATGTTAGAGGTAGTAGATTTGAAATGGATACTGCTTCAAGATATATCGATTCACCAAATGGAGATTACGGTACTATTAAAGTAGAAGGTTCTACTAATGGATATGCTGGTTATGCTATTAGCAATGACTGGGCATTTATTTCAGATGGTAGTACTAATATGGGTCTCTATAATGATACTCGTAACGAATGGGTACTATACGCACAAGATAATAACTTTACTAGATTATATTCTAATGGTGTACATCAATTAAGTGCTGAAAATGGATATGGTTATGCACCTACTTCAATGCGTTCACCTATTTTCTATGATAGCGATAACAGTAATTACTATGCAAATTTTGCTGCAGGAAATACTGCTACAGCGCTGAAAGTTAATGGACAAATTGTTCGAGATGGATTTGCTACAGGAGATGTAACAACAAATAAATTACTTGTACCGCAAGATGCAAACCATTGGGTTTGGACTCCAGCAAATAACTGGGGTATGTTCTGGGCAACAACAACATCATCATTAAGTCATTTTGGTAGTGCTAATCCAAACGAAGTTATATTTGTTGGAGCAGGCGATCCTAAAGCAGCTATTGATTTAGACAACGGAGATGCTTGGTTTAAGAGAGAAGTTAGTGCTGGAAGTTTTGCAATATCTGGCGGTAATGAAAACTTAAATCTATTAAAGCAATATGGTACTGGTATTGCTGACGATACATTATTTGATGGTAACGATTACTGGGAAAAACGAGTAATTCAAACATTAACAGGTATTGAAAATCCTCCTACAACAACTACATCAGAATATACCAAAAATAATAATGGTCCATTTAATGCTAGTTATGCATTAAGAACATCTGGATATAGAACATTTGATTCAGACTTTATCGCTGTAGAACCAGGTGAAGAAATTTACGGTGAAGTTTCTGCCAGATTTATTTCAGGATCAGGCGGATTATTATACATGGGTGTTCGCCGATATGATAAAGATAAAAAGCCAATTGCAACAAATGATGGTATTACATATTTTGTTGTAGGTGGTAATAATTTAACAGACACTAATTGGAGAACATTTAGTGGGCATCATACACTTCCAACATCTCATACTCCATATAATGGATCTGATGGTGGAGCAGTTAAATATGTTCGTTTAATTTTATTAATGAACTATAGTGCTGGTGGAGCTATTAGAGAATTTGGTCCACCAATTCTTAAACGATCTCAATTAAGAGCTAATATACGTACTACATCTAATGTGTATGCACCTCGTTATTATGATTCAGATGACAATACTTTCTATTTAGATCCTGCTTCAACATCTAAGTTAAATACAGTTGATGCAAGCAACTTTAGAGATCGTGATAATACAGCAAGATATATGGATCCTGCTTCAGGCGGTAACGTTCAGGGTACTTGGAATTGGAACAATGGTACTATTGATAACTTAAACAACTTAACGTTTAATGATCCAGGTCCAAGCGAAGGTATTCGTTGGAAAGGCGGTAATGATTGGAAGATTTACGAATCACCAGATAACCTAAGTACAAACTCAGGTGGTAACCTACAGTTTACTTCTGGAACTGGCAATGGTACAATGCGCATGCGTGTTGATTCTGTTGGTGATGTTTGGGCTGGTCGTTATATGCGAGCCCAGCGTTTCTATGATTCCAATGATGGAAACTACTATGCAGATCCAGCAGGTTCATCCATCTTTGCTAATTTATATCTGAGAACTGGTGGTCTTAAATTACAAAGAGATTATAACGAAAATGCCATTTGGTTTAACTCTGGAACAGATACAAACCACGTTCTTTGGAACAATTATTATGGTGGTCCTACTACTCGTGGTGCTGCAGGTTCTGGTGGCTTCGATGGTATGTATTGGAATACTTATCAAGGTCTTAGAATCCGAGGTGGTTCTGCTGGTGCCTTTGATATCGCTCGATTCAATACTAATGGTCCAGGTAATGGTAATGCGCATTTTGTACAACTTTATGCAGATAACGTAGAACAATTAGGTACTCGTGGAGGATATGGTTATGCACCTAACTCTATGCGTTCTCCTCTTTTCTATGATCAAGATGATACATCTTATTATGGTAATTTTGCTGGTACTTCTATTACCAATGTTATGCAAGCTAATAGATTCCAAACTCCAAACGGTTGGGATATTTACGATACTAATGGTGAAGAATTAAATATTCGTTCTAATAACAGTGATCATGGTCAAATCATTTTCCGCGACTCAGATAGTACTGATTGTGGTCGCATTTACTTTGACGATGATAATCATTTTGGTTTAAAAACTCCAAGCAATGAATGGGCTGTTTACATCGAGCGTGATGCTAGAGTATATTTGTATTATAACGGTACTTGGGAAGAAAGAACAGCGTCAGGATACATGGAAGCCCGCGGTTCTTACCGTGCTCCAATCTTCTATGATTCTAACGATACCGGTTTCTACGCGAATCCAAATAGTACATCAAGATTCCGCGGACTAACAGTTCTTGAAGATATTACTGCGCCTGGTATTACAGGAAGCTCAGGATCTCTAAGAAGAAGAGATAATCGCATTATTGCTCCAAGTGAAGACACTGCTGGTGAATTGAAGTTTGGTTTCACTTCTTGGAACAACGACAACGCTTCGCCATACGCTGATTACTTACACTTAAGATCTTACACAGATGCTTCTGGTGGTTCAGATAACTTATTAATGTTTAAGAAATCTGGTCGCCAAATGAGATTGTGGCAACAATCTTGGGGATCAAGCACTGCATATTCTTCTTATAGTAATATCGCTGTATATAATTCTAATCCAGATGGTAGTGGTAATGACTTATATGCTTCAAGATATTATGATGAAAATAATACTAGTTATTATATGGATCCAGCTAGTACTTCAATAGTGAATATTACAAGACATGCTTCTGGTGGATATACTGAGTATCAAACTTCGGGTGGTAATATTCGTGGTTATATTCAAGCTACTGAATCAAATGATGCTCACCTAATTATTGCAACATCGGGTGGCGAAGATATTTCATTCCGTGATGGTGGTCTCGGTGGTCAATGGAATATGATTATTCGTGGTGATGGTAACGTATTAACTCTTGGATCTAATTATGCTCAACAATACTATGATCGAAACGATACTAATTATTATGGTGATTTTGGTGGTACTTCTATAATTAATTATATTGATTTGCGAGGTAAATTATACTTCAAAGGTCGCCACGCAGATTCCGCAGGATCTTCTTCGTATATCTCTCCATCGCATTTAGGCGGTAAATTACGTGATATGCTTAATAATACCGCTGCTGAATTCCATTCAGGAAATGATCAGCCTATTACTATTTACTTTAGATCTGGTGTAAATGCTCCATCTGACTTTGCATATATTTCATATGATCCAGACTATGATAATTCCGGTGAAAACGGTGCTTTAGTACTTGGTGCTGAAAATGACGGTACTGGTTCTTCTGATTATATTAGATTGCAAGCACGTACTGTTGTTGATGCAGACCAATACTCTTCTGATAATACAGAAATTATGGAATGGTACCGAGGTAGTACTCGATATGGTAGACTAAATACTGATTACCTCTGGCATAGTTCAGATATACGTTCACCGATCTTCTATGATTCTAATGATACCAATTATTATGTAGATCCTAACGGTACATCTCGAATGAACCAAGTTCGTGCAAACTACTTTACAAACGACGGTAGTGTTTCTTCAGACGATAGATTTGGTTTATACTGGGATTCTGGTAGATCTGAAGCTTACGCTATCTTCCGTGAAGGTGGTGGTTGGTCTTATCGTTATCCTGATCTACGTATTGCGTTCCATACTGGTATTAAACTTGGTGCAAATGCTGACTATAATGGTATTCGTTTCTATAATGATTACAACATGGCTGGTCAGGTCATGTCGGTTAACAACGCGACTGATCCATTGGGTGGTAATAACGTTTATGTTAATAACAGCCTACAAGCTGGTTCTTCATTAAGAGCACCAATCTTCTACGATTCAAATAATACAACATATTATATTAATCCAGCAGATAGTGGTAGAGCAGCTCGTCTTCGTGGTTATATTCAAATAGATGGAGATAATAATGACACTTGGCTAACGATGCAATCTGCTAGTAATGGTTATGCTCGTATTCGCATGTTTGGTTATGCAGGTGATCCGTGTATTGAGTTCTCAGACGCTACCAACTCTGCGGGGCAAGACCAAGTTTGGGCATTGGGTGCAGATGATCGTTATGTTGGTTCATTTGTTATTCGCTGGGGTAATAATTCTCCATTCCCACAAGATTGGACATCGCACGGTTCCGAATACTTCCAACTTAAACACAATGGTAACTTATCATTAAGTGGTGGTGAACCTGATTCTTATAGATTACATGTTGGTGGTGTAGCTTATGCTTCGTCAAGTATGCGTTCACCTATCTTCTATGATTCAGATAATACTGGTTACTATGTAAATCCAGCATCTGGATCTAATTTTAATAGTTATATAAGAGCTACCGAAATCTACGCCCGTAACTGGTTCCGTAATGATAACTCTCGTGAAGGTATCTACAACCAAGGCACTGGTGTACACGCTTATTCATATCAAGGCCAATACTATGCTATAACTGGTAACAACAACAGTTCTTCAATGAGCTTACAGTTAAGAGCTGCTTATAATGGTACAATGTGTCGTTGGATGTATGGTGATAGAACTTGGTCTGGTGACTTAAATGCGGCAGGTCAATGGCAGCTACAAACTCGCCACCAAGATGGTTACTCACCAACTCTTCGCTTTATCGAATCTAGTAACGAATCTTGGACTGGTAACATTGGTAACGACGCTGGTAAACTTGAATACCACTCAAACCGTTTCTATTTAGAATCTGGTGGTAACTCATCACTTATCGTTCAGTTCCGTCGTAATGGTTCTAACAGATCATATATCGATAATAACGGTTTATATGTTGGTACAGCAACATCAGCAAGATGGGCTGACTTGGCGGAGCGCTATAGAGCAGATGATATCTATGAGCCAGGTACTGTACTTGGTATTAACTTAGATGGTGATTCAGAGGTTACTCTTTTCCAACCTGGTATGCCATTAGCCGGTGCAGTTTCTACTAATCCTGCGGTACAAATGAACGATATGGGAATTAAACCAGATAGTAAATCTAAGAAAGCTAAAATGAATCCATTTATTGCTCTTAAAGGACGTATTCCAGTATTAATTAATGGTACTGCTAAAAAAGGACAATGGATCATTGCAGATAAAGACGGTAGAGGAAAAGCTGTTGATTATGGCACAAAAGATATAAATACTTTTGAGATAATAGGCGTTGCAGTAGGTGATTGCGATGGTAATGGAGAAGTTGAGGTTAAAGTATAAATGCCAACATATTCACAATTAAATTCTAGTATGCAAAGTCAAGCAGGAAGTCAATTAAGAACGTTTGATAAAACCATACTATTAAGTGTTAATACTTATAGACGAGCTACACAAGGTCAGTGGTCTAGCACTGGCACGCACTATTCTTATCATAGATTTGAGTATGTAAATGCCGCTTATTCCTTATATAATAATTATTTAGATAGCGGAATTTATACAGGCGGTATTATTAGATCTGCTGATGTTACTGATTCTATAACAAGTCTTGTAAGAAGAACTGTTGATTTAATAGAAGGTAGAATAAGTAATAGGACAGTTAATGCCTATTTGTGTCACAATAGTTGTCACCAAAGTTGCCACGGCTCTAGAGGGAGAAGATAACTATGACTGCAGATAGAGGTGATATTAATTCTTGGGTGCAGTCGTATGGAGGAGCACAGTTAAGAACGTTTGATAAAACCATGCGATGGACACTTAATGTATATAGACGAGCTACACAAGGTCAGTGGTCTAGTACTGGAACAACATATGCATATTCTAGATTTGAGTATGTAAACGCATCAAACAGTATATATAATAATTATGTAGATGGTGGTATTACCAGTGGTAATTTAATGTATGCTCAGGATATTGTTGATACATTAGAAGATTTAGTAAGAAGAACCGTAGATGTAATTGAAGGTAGAATAAGTAATAGGTCAGTTAATGCTTATCTATGTCACAATAGTTGTCACCAAAGTTGTCACGGCTCTAGAGGGAGAAGATAAAAATGAGTATGCAAAAATCATATTGTAAACAAATGAGATATTCTGGTCCTGAAAGCCTGCCACCTTCGAATGCTCAGAAATTTGATGTGCTTATTCAAACAGAAGTTTTATCTGGATGCGATCATGGCTGCTTAGGATGTTTTGTTAATAAAAATATTGATAAAAGCATGAATCAGCAAATATTAGATAGAGCAAAAGAATTAGCTGATGGCGTAAAAAGAACAGGATTAAATCTTAGAGAATTTGTAATAGGACCTACAGATTTTTTTACAGCAAATAACACAAAAGAAATTCTAAATAATCAAACAATACAAGAAATAATGAGAGAGCATGTAGGTGCTCGTATTGCTGCTCCTGCTAAATTTGATTTAGCAACAATGGAAAAAGTAAAAGAAATATTTTCTATATTAGACGATGAAAATAAATTCAGAAGAGATATGATTATTGAATTTATTATGCCTATTAGTAAAATAGATCAAATGTTAGATGACGATCAATACTTTAATGATGTAATGGAAAAAATAGAGTTCTTTAAAAATGAAACTCCAAAGAAAATGGATTGGTCTTGGACATTACAAGCATCTAATGTTGTTGGTAAAAAAATAGATAAAGAAACATATAATAGAATTATACAAAAATCTCTAAATGAATACGAAACAATTGTAGAAATGAATCCTGCTTTTTCTAGAGCACCATCTACTTTTATTCAAAAAAGAAATTTAGATAGTTGGAACGAATTTTTAGGTAAAGTTATAGATGAAGATAATGCTTATAATGCTACAATGTCTATGGCTAATCTATATTGTAACTCTATTAATTTTATAGGATTAACTGTTATTCCTGGTAAAGATGGGCCTACAACGCATTTAAATGTAATGCTTCATGAACAAGCTTTCTTTTTACAAAATAAAAATTTAGATGTAACGGGTTTATCATTTGAAGAAATATTAGAAAGAAAAAATCAATTAGTAACAAAAGGTATAAATAAATCTAGTAAAGTAAAAGATTGTTCTAATTGTAAATACTCTGTTGCTTGTGCTAGCAGATTAATATTTGAAGCCCAAGAAACTTTGGGTATTGATGGATGTGTATTAAATAAAGATATACTTGATTATTATAATCCATTTGATTTTACATGGAATGACGACGCAATGGAAATATTAGGAGAGGCTTCATGATTGGACAGAGTTTATATTATTTAAATAATAAGAAATATATTACAAATACAACAAATATAGGAACTGTTGTTTTTGAATTAAATTCTTTTTATCATACAGGTGATGCTCGTGATATCTTAGTAGTTAATTCTAGTAATACCGAAGTATCAATTATTAATGATGAATATACAACCTTAGCAGAAAGTATAAGAACTGGTGCTGGTGATTATATAGCGTTTAGTGAATTTACAGATGTTGCTAACTCTGCATTTCTACAAAATAGTGATAAGTATATCATTGCATTTACTGATGAAAGTGATATGCTTAACGTATTTTCTCGTTACACTGCTGGCTTATTAGATGCTTCTGGCTTTTATGAAAACTCAAATACATCTATAAATGAAATTACAGCTGATTTTATAGAAGCAATTGTAGAATCAGACTTGGTGCTATCATTTATGAGTGATTCAACTATTTTAAATGACGCAAGACAACATTGTTTAGATACACTAGCAGATTCTGATACTCCAGCTTTTGATATTACATATCAAGATGGAAAGAATTTTAGTTATGATTTATTATTCTTTTTAAATGATACTTATCCATGCGACGGTGTTAAAAATTTAATAATTGAAAAGCTTACAATTCATTCATCTGTTTTAGCACAAGATGTTATGGAACATTTCACATCAAGACGTCATTACACTGCATACTTATTATCAGTAATAGATTGGATGAACGAGCATGCAACTGACTCAAATAATTATGCTACAGACAAAAAAGAATTTTTTAAAGAAGTATATGTAAATGCTGCTAATACTGGTAACTATACATTAGCATTTTATAAATTAGAAGAACTTTGGAATAAAGTAAAAGACGATCCAGCATTTATTGCTGCTCATGATGCTAAAGTTGCTGAATCTAGTAGTGGTTGGGAATATAATGATTTATATACAGAAATTAATAATGTATTCCCTATTGTTAAAATGGTATTACAAGGTGATTATAATATAGAAACATTGTCTGAAGATTTAAGACTAATTAATACTGATGTACAATTTTTCAGTAAAAGACAAAACAGAATACCATATTTAATTCACAAATATCCACTATAAAATAAGGTAATATTATGATTGAACAAAGTGTGAATCAAAAGAAAAAATACCAAGATAAAAAAGCATACGCTCTTCCATTAGCTCCACAAGATCTAGTTGATATATACAAGCAAAAAGAAAATGATAAAGAGTTTGTCTTGTGGGTAGACTATACAAAATCTAGAGAAAAGCTAACTGCTAAAAATATATTAATTTATCTTTCAAACACTAATTTCAAATGCCATTTTTCTGAAATAGATGAAGATTTAATTATTGAATATATTAAATCTGATTTTATGGTAGATTGTAGTTTACTTGCAAGATTTACTACTATGTGTATTAAAACCAGATTACAATATGAATTTAATATTGGTGAAGAAGAATTAACATTTTTAATGCCAAAAGATAAAATAATCGAAATAGTAGAAAATAATCTGGAGTTAATTGATGAATTATGTAATACATTATCCCAACTCATTGCTTTTGTATTGCACAAATTTTATAATGAGTTACCGGATGATATTAAAGAAAAAGAAGTAAATATTAAACCTATTATTGAAGAAATAGAAATTATTGATAAACCTGTTTCATGCGGTGTTAATGTTCTTAGAATAGTAACAGATGCTTGGGATGCTTTTTTACTTATTACATCTCGTTTCGGTTTTACTAAATATTTTAATAAACAAATTTATAATGATAAACCTACTTATTTTGGATCAGATTTATATTACGTACTAGTACATACAAAAGTAGTAGAAAATATATTAAAAATGATGCCACCAGGTACGGTAGTGGTCTCGGCTGATGATAGTCCATCTGAATAATACAAACGCCGGATATTATAATTACGACGAAAGTAAAAGTCCAATTAATAAAGATTTTTTAAGGACTGAAGTCAATTTAGATATACTTCATGGGTGCAATCAAATGTGTCCAGGATGTTTTATTCCTAGAAAAAATCTTACTGGTTTAGATAACTTAACACAACTCTATAATCTACTTAAAGACGGTAGTTATTATCCTGATGAAATTATTGTAGGTCCTACAGATATATTTGACTCTCAAAACTTTTATGATATTATAAAACATCCTTCAATGAAGTCTCTTTATGAAATTTCTGCAATAGGATATCTTACAACAATAAATCAACCAATAGAAATGGTAAAAGAAAAACATAAAATGTTATGGGATTTATATGATAATATAGATAGAATACCAGATATTGATTTTAAAATTGTATTAGATATTGATAAGTATTTAGATAATGAACTTGATGAATGGTATAAAAAATTAGAATTATTTAAAAAAGGTTCTGTGCAGTTTAGAGTAAATTATAGTAAAGATGTTTTTAAAAGAATATCATATAACGATTTATGTCAAAAAGTATATGATGATTTTAATGCGCCTATCGTAATAACTCCTTCATTTTTAACTGATACAAATAGTAGAGGTAAAGTAAACGAGTATTTAAAAAGTTTTCGTGAAGAATTAATTAATCAAAAGATAGATAAAAAATGGTTAAACTTATATACATTTTTTCATGTTAATTTTAATGGATTTGGATGTCAAAATTATAGTTTCTATAATGGAAAATTATATGTAAATCCTTTTTTATATGATGCTATTATACAAAGAGATGATTTCTTTATATCAAATATAGATGATAATTTATTAGATAAAAATTTAAATTATGCAAATAAAGTAGAATGTAGTAATTGTGAATATATAATGTATTGTGCAGAACGAAATGTTCATATGTATATGGAATCAAGAAACTTAGAAACATGTGTAGCTCTTAAAGAATATATGTATGCCGATAATTAAAAACAATTTATACTACGAATTAACTACAGAAACTCAAACTAAACCAGTGTCTGCAGTAAAAATTCAACTTGATATATTAGATGGATGTCACCATAAATGTCCAGGATGTTTTGTGCATAGACGTGGTAATTCTAGTGATGAATCTCAATTAAAATCTGCATGCGACTTTGTAAGAGAAATAACAGATAAAGGAATATTAGTAGATGAAATGCTAATTGGTCCTACAGACTTTTTGGCATCAGAAAACTTTTATGAAGTTATGCCAAGTCTTATTGATTTAATTAATGAGAACTCTCCTATTCTCGCATTCGTATCTACTTTAATTGATGGTGATCTTGAAAAATGGGTGAAGTGGTTAGATAATATTAACTTAGATACTGAAATAGAAATAGGTGTTGCAATTAATCCACATAAATTTCTTGAAGTTGATTATATACAAAATATTAAGAATAAATTAAAATATATTGATGAAAATATTAAACACGAAGTTACATTTACATTTGTCGTAAATATAAATGATTATGATTTAAATTATCATTCATTACATGATTTTGCAATTAAAGAATTTAAAACAACGATTGACTTTATACCATCGGTTTCTAGATCTCATAAATCAAGTATTATATTAAAAACACTAGATTCTTTTAATGATTATTTTAATAAGTTAATTAAAGGTTCTACACTTAATAATATTATGGTCGATCATTCGCATGCAGGAATGAACTATACTGTATTAAATTATAAAAAAGGTGAGTGGTATATATCTCCATTCATGTATGAAAACATGGCAATATATGATTCTATATTTAAAATTAATTCTTTTGATGATGTTGTAAATATAAATGAATCACAAATACAAAGAGCAAAAAATACTGAATGCGAAAATTGTCCTTTGTTTTTTAGTTGTTATCATAGAAAAATTATATTATTAAGAGATTACTTAGGTGTTGATAGATGTATTGCACCCAAAGAAAACATGATAAATAATATTCATAACTATAATGAAGCCGCTCAAGTCATGTATGATTGGGATGGTTATTCTGTAGAAAAAGATAAAAAAGGATATCGTAAAAAGTTTTTAATAACAAAAGACGGTGATAAAAGATTAAAGGAATTAAAAAATATATCATATGTTAAATGATAGCTGGGAAAAAATAGTTAAACATGGTGGCCAAGGTGAAGAGTTTACATCAGTAAGTTCTATGGGTCAATATAAAATTCAAGTTATTTTAGAATTACTTGAAGGTTGTTCTTATAATTGTCCAGGATGTTTTGTAAAAAGAAAAGGTAATTGGAATCCTCAGTCTATTGATATATTTTATAATTTAGCAAAAGAATTAAAAGATAATAATCATATTGTATTAGATGATATTGTTATTGGACCTACAGATTTTTATGGTGCACAAAACCTTACTGATATTATTAATAATGAAAAATTGGTACAAGCAATTTCATGGATGCCAGAAGATAATAGAAATGTACAACATAATTGTTCTATAGATGGATCACTTAATGAAAAAGATATTCAAGGTAAACTAAAACTAATAGAAGAATCTTTACTTGGAAAAACAGTAAAAGCTTGGGATGTACAAATAGCATTAGATCTTAATAAAGTATTAGATGACAAAGATTATAGAAAAGCTTTAGATGAAAGAGTAGAAACATTTGCAAATAGTAATTTAGAATTTGAAATTTCTATGGCAACTAATATCGTCGATAATATATCTGTAGAAAGAATATATGAAGCAAATAATTATATACGTAACAAATATTCTACTGTAATAGAAATATTACCATCTGTAGTAAGATCGTTTGATAATGGAAATAAACATGGTAATAAATTGTTTGAATGGAATGATTTATTAAATGATATTGCTAAAGATGTAGACTATTTTAAAAATAATATTCATTTTTTACAAGGTGATTTATCGCACAAAGCATTTCATTATTCAGTAATAGGTATTCATAATGGTAATGTTTATATGTCTCCATTTATATACGAAAATGCAGCAATATATAATGATGATTTTAAAATAGAAATTAATAATTCAATTCATAAATCTATACTTAACTATAAAAATTATGTAGTTAATGAACAAATAGAAAACAGTCATAACAAAGAATGTATTACTTGCAAATATTTAAATATATGTAGTAATAGATTAATACCTAAAGTTATGGATAATATATTTAATAACAGAAAAGAATGTATATTAAATAAACAAGTGATTGAACTTTTTGATAATGAGTATTATAATGCCAATAGTTACTGATAATTTAAAACACGCACAAGCAGATAAAGAATTTAACTTATCCTTTGATAAAGGACATGAAATTAAAGTGCAATTTAATTGTGAAGTATTATCTGGTTGTGAATTTAAATGTAAAGGTTGTTTTGTTAATAAAGTAGGATCTAATATGGGATCTTATGATAGATTAAACAAAGCAATTGATTTATTTAATGATAATGGATTTAGAGTTTCAACAATTAATATAGGTCCTACTGATTTATTTGGTAATAATAATATTGTTTCATTACTAAAAGATGAAACGTTTAGAGAATGTTTAAGTAAAGTTACCACTATTCAATTTGTTACTACATTAGAAAAAGTAGATGATGAAGTCATAGACTTATTAAATAGTATTCCAAAGAAAGATGGATTTATGTATGATGCAAATATTGCATTACAATTACCTGTTGATTGGGATAAAATTGAAAGTAAACTAAATCTACTTAATAAATTTAAAGATGATTTAAATTATTATATGGTTTATAATATGGGTAATGATGACGAATATAATAGCCAAGTACTTGAAATGGCTAAGTTAGTAAAAGAACGATTTAATTCATTACTTACACTAAACCCTTCTTTCTTTAGATCTCCTAAATCAAAATTACAAAAGCATTTAATTAATAAATGGAAGCAATATGATTTTAGCGATGATTTATATCCTAAAACAATTATCGATCAAGCTCAAGGTGGATCATTAGAACTTAACTATACTTATTGTAATGAAAGATTTTTTTGGACTCCATTCATTTATGATATTGCATTAATAGGAACATCTGAATTTGAAGTAAAAAATGAAAGCGATATTAATTCTTGGACTGAAATTAAAACAGATCAATTTATGGAGCAATTAGTTTATGCTCAAGAAACAAAAAACTGCGGTAATTGCCATAATCAAATGACTTGTATAGACAAAGGTGTATTATCTTATATGAAACATCATTCAATCACTTCGTGCGTGTTTCCCGGCGTAGTATCTTCCTAAGAAAGTACTTGGGTAATTATTTTGAAAACCATCCCACTCTGTTTTTGGAATTAGATAATGTTCTAATTCAACCTTTTTATCAGTCATAGGATAGATAGACATTATAGGAGTTCCATATTTTAATTGTACAGTGTATTCTTCTTCTTTAATAGGAAATACAAGGAACACATTAAGAGTATGCTGATCTTTAAAATTAGCAATACCGGGTGATATTAATATATCATGTTTACGAAGATCTTCTGAGTAATGTATTTCTTTTAACATAAACTCTGTTCTATCAGATCCTTCTATAGCCCACGGACCATACAGCTTAAATACTGTTCTACCAGGATAAAGTTCTTTTCCATATTGATAATCTTCATGCACACCACCACCAATTCTGTTAAAACTTTCGATGGGCTCTGCAAGTTTTACTTTACCGTCTGGTTTTATATTAAATATAACATCAGACCATAATTTGAGTGTAATAGGTTTACGAATATAATCTGCAACTCCTGGACAAGTCTTGATTGTTGGTACTGGAATATTTACTCCAGATCTAATATCAAACTTATGAGCAAAGTTTTTAATTTTTTTCCACCAACTTGGAGGTTTAGTTTTGTATTCTAATTTTTGTAATTCAAATACACTCTTATCGTGTGTGTAACATTTCAACTTCACTTTTCTTCTCCATATAATTAAACCACATACGCATTACACAATCTGGTAAATCGCGTTCTCGGTTTTTCCAATCCCATTGTGTATAACATCTAAATCCACATTTATTCCACCATTTACATGATAAACAACCGTGCTCATCCATATAAGCTTGCATCATAGAAGCATTATCTTTTCTATTTAAAGGTGTATTAAAATCTTCTTTTGTATATCTATTCCATCTACAATTTGATGTAGAATTATCTGGAAATATTGTTACTTTATTTAAAGCCATGCAATGCATGTGATTGCTACTTTTTTCTATCAAATCTTTCATAGGATTTATATCAGGATATTTCCTATAAACAAATTTTAAAAATGCTAGGTACATACTATCAGATGGAATTAAATAATCAAAACCTTTATCTGGTATGTAATCATCAAAATAAAAATTATCAAACTTATTATAAAGATAATGAAAATATTCATCATCGTCAGCCATAAATTTTTTTATTGATGGAACTGTTGCAACCATATTAATTGATATAATATAATCTGCAAAATATTCTATATTATCTTGGTATGGTCCTTTTTGTGGTCGTCCATCAAAGTCATAAGAACAAATAATATATGAAGGAATATTTGCTGCATTTAAATCATCTAATAATTTTTTAACTAAATCTTTTTTACTAAATTGAAATGATGTTACCCAAACAACTTTTATTTTGTGATTATACTTATCATATAATTTTTTAATCTCAATAAGCAAATCATAATAAACATCGTATGCCCAGTCAGATATTCTATCTTGAAAAAGTTCTCCTCCCACCATGTTAATTTGGCAAGTTTCAACTCTTCCTTCCATTTTAATTAAATGTTCTTCTACTAATGGTATCTTAGAAAATATTTCTTCTCTAGATAATCCTACTGTAGATTTTTTATCGTGATGACAAAAAGCGCAATTTAAATGACAGTTCTCAAATAAAGTTAATTCTATCTCACCTAATTCTGGTCTCTTAGGTTCTAATAAAACTTTTATTGGTTCACTTTGTTCGTAATCCATATAACATTTCTTCTTTATAATATTCGTAAATGTCCGGAACCATTCCGTCATTTCGATCAAATTCACCTATTTGTCTAAGTATTGCATCGTATGTGCCTTCATCTTCAGAGTATGGTACAAAATACGGATCATTATTAAATAATAATTCTGGATCATCTAATACTTCGTAAAAATCTTCTCCATAATCTTCTGATAACCATGTTGCATAACAAATTGCAACCACATATGATTTAGCCGGATAAATCCATTCATCTACTTCTTCGTAAAAATGCATTACCGCGTCGTCTACTATATCATCTGATACAGTAATATCAACGTCATTTAAATCATCTTTAAATTCTGTATTAGCGAGATGATACGCTGCTTGTCTAGCTTTCCAATCTTTCATACGTAATATTTACACTTATTCGTGGTGTATCTCCTGTATAATTTTCTACCCTATGAAACCAAGTTATAGGAAAAGTTATTACCTTTCCTTTTTCGAATTCAAATGAACTAATGTTAGCATTATCATCCATAACTTTAAGTTGTCCACCTTGATTACTTTCTCCATCTATCCAAATAATTAAAGCATGTGTTCCTGGCATAACATTTTGATTGCCGCCAGCGCCTTTTTCATTATGCCAATCAAAAGTATTTAGATACCCTTTATATATTGTTTTATTTAACCAACTATTTAATATTTTTAATTTAAATCCTAAAGTTTTTTCTAATATTTCTTGTATAAATTCTGTTCCATTAACAATATCTAAAGGACCATCAACATTGTTATCTTTAAGATTTTTTAGATCATTAAATATTGGATAAGAAATATCTATATCTTTAATTATAAGATTATTATATTTTAAAATAACGTTATTAATCTTATCATTATACCAATCTAATAATCCTTTATAACCATTACATCCATTATCTAAATCTTTTACATATCTATAATGTTCTGTTAAACAGTTACCATAATATACACAGCTTTTACATATATCAGATGTATTTTTATCTGGTTCTTGTTCAGCCCATTTTTTATATTCTTTATATGTATCTAATTCTAAAAAATATTCATTATCATTTTTATCAAATTCTAATACCGCATATTTTCCATTTGGAGTAATATAAACATGATCATTAGAAAAAGCATTATATCTTGCATCTAAAGAATTTCTTATATGATTCTCATTTATAAATTGGAATTTTTTTTCAATTGGACTTTCAATCCATTTTTTAACAAACTCTTCAAAATCTTTATGTGTAACATTATGAGCATTTGATTGATTAGTAGAGTAAGGTTTAATTTCAACTGTTTCTATTTTAGAACACATATTAAAAATTGATATCATTTCATCGACATCTTTTTCTAATACTTTTGGTGATGCTAATACTAATATGAATAATGGCTTTTTTGATGCCATTATATTATTTAAAACAAACTGTTCTTTTTCTCTGGCAGAGAAATCATAAGACACTGAAATTTTAATATCGTCATCATAGAAAAAATCAGGTAAAGCACTAAAATTAGTATTAATATTAATAACACCTTGATAATACTTTTTAATAACATTTTTAATTGAATAAAAATATTCTGGTGTTAATAAAGCTATTTCACCACCATATAAATCAATATGTTCAATAGGATCTTCTATATTACTAAGTAATTCATCTAATTTTTCTGGAGTAATTTTCTTTCTATCACTAAGTTGTTCTTTTGTAAGATAACAAAAGTCACATTTAAAATTACAATAGTAAGTAGGATTAATCGATAAATTCATAAGGTATACTTTCGTTAATATATGGTGTTACACTATTTGGATCTAATCCATTAATTTCTAATATTCTAGGTGCAAGAGTTTTCATATGCTTACAATGATCTTCTACAATTCCTTCTCTTTTCATATCTCGTATTGTTTTTTTACAACCATTACATATCTTAAACATAGGACATGTATAGCATGCCATTTTCATTGTTTGAATATGAGGATCGTTTTGTAAAGGTGTTTCAAATCCTCCTTGCATTTCTTTTTCAAAATCAATAGAATAATCTTTATCATCACCAAAAGCACCACAGCTATAATAGTCTCCACCAGGATTCATTGCTCTTATTCCAATATCGCATTCTCTTAATTGTGGACAAGTAGTATTTTCTCCAATAAGACGTTTAGCCATTTGCATAGTATTCCACTCATAATCTACTAAACCCATATCATATATTTTAATATACATCTCATATATTTTACTAAGTCTATATGTAGATCCTTGCACACCACTTGCCATTGCATAATTTAATTTACACGTTACGCCCATCTTCTTTGCGAGCTCTACATTTTTTAATGCATCTTTTTCATTTTCATCTACAATAACAGAAATAAAGTCTGGTCTATAACCACAATATTTAAGCATAGCATCTGAACATTTCCAAAAATCTTCTTCACTAAATTCGGAATAATCACCTTTAAGGCGTCCTCCTCCATATTGAAATGATGTACATATACCTACTCTTTCGTTATTAAATAAGTCTACCCACTTCTCTGGTTTTTTATAAAAAGGCCACAAGTTTGTTGTAAGTGATACTGTTGCGGGTAAATCGTGCTCATCTAAATAATTAATAATCTTCCAATAATATTCTGGTTCTACCATTAAAGGATCACCACCATTTACAATAATAGTATTAGTTTCGGGAAATCTTTCTAAGAATTTAAAAATATAATCATGACTTAATAACCCAGCATTATTCGGATCAATATCTGTTGAAGAACAAAATGTGCATTTAAAATTACAAACTTCGGTTGGTTTAATAATTAAATCCATTCTTTTTCCTTTGCTAATTCTACCATAAGCGATTTAGGTGCAGGGCATACTCCATCCATCCATTTTAATTGATGACAATCAGAATGACATAAATTAAATACAGGACATTCATAACATTTGGGATTTCTTAAATGTATTTCATTATCTATAGCAGTCATTCTTTTTGGACATACTTTTACATCAGGAGCTGGCTCATCTATATGACCATAAAAATCAGTAGGAGCTGAATTAGGACAGCCTGCTATTGTTCCATCTGCGTTTATAGTAAATAATTTTTGTTCACAATCTCTACAAAACGTTCCACTACGTGTTTCGTTATAATCAAATTTATTATATACAGTATTTAAGAAAGTATTTTTTACTTTGTGATGACGAGTTGTTTGATGCATCAACATCCAAAAATTATCCAGTTGTTTATTATGCGGAAATATTTCTAAATTAATTGTAGCATTGCCATTATGAGTTAATCTTTCATATGATAATTCTTCAATACCTAAAGATTCCATATAGTTTGCAATTTTAATTGGCTCCATATTAACAACATCATTTGATACAGATACAAAACATTTAACTGCAAGACCTTCATCTACTAATTTTTTTACATTATCTTCCCATAATTTAAGTTGTTTATCATTAGTAAATCTTATCTTCGGATCCCAAGATGTTCCTATAAAATCTTGCTTAACAATATCTTTAAAGAAATCTATGTATTCTTGTTTTAACTTATAAACTAAGTTTGTTGTAATGCCTATTGTTAATCTATCATCCCACTGAGATCTTACTATTTTTACAAACTTTTTAAGATCCTCTAATGGAGCAAGCATAGGCTCTCCACCATGAAATTCAAAGTGAACTCTATTATCTCCAGTATCTAATTGGTTACACCAATCTGCAGTCTTTATAGGATCAAAATATATTTTTCTACCTTTAGTACCAGAAGTAAAACAATGATCACAATTTAAATTGCAAGTTTCAGTTGTTTTTACGTATACTACTAAGTGTTTCTGTGTCGCTAATGCCATAAGAAATCATTAATGCCTTTTTACTATTAATTGCTCTATGCTTTGTATTTGCTGGAATGAATAATGATTCACCTGGATTTAATGTAACTCTAGCTCCACGTACTTCCAAATCTTTTTCACCATCTAAACATTCTATTATTACATCAACTGGGTCTTGATGAAGTTTAAAAGTTGGCCCATTATCTTGATTATAAAACACATGCGCCGTTTTGTCAACTATTTTTAATACTTTTTCATATTGTTCTACTTTGATTGTATTTTTTTCAGCAATAAGTATTCCTACCTTTGCAATATATGCATGGTAATCTGTTTGATCTAAGTAATGCTGAAGGCCTTCAATATCAATATAAGATACATCATGATTTTCAAAACACTCATTAGAGTATAGCCATTGTTCAAAGTCTGAGAAATTCATCAATTTTCCATTACAACTTGTTGATAATTATATATATAATTATAATATCATGAAAGGAGTGATCTATCAATGAATTTTTATAATCTGTGGCCAACTAAATTAAGTATTGGTCATTTTCATGTCGAAGGTTTATCAGACTATATTCTTACAAATTATGATCTTAATACACCAGAGAATGGTGAATTAGCTGGTAAAAATTTTTTCGATAATGATTCAAAACCAATTAAAGAATTTAAAAAAGTAGTTTATAATTGTTTTGATGAATATTTACAGAAAACTATAAATAAGTCTATAAGTGATTTTGCAGGTTATCGAACAAACGCTTGGATAACAAAAATGACAAATACGGGAATGAATTTTCATAATCATCGTGGTAATCTTTTATCAGCCGTTTTTTATCCACTTGCTGAAGTAACAGATGCTGGTGGGTCGATTGTTTTTCATGATCCAAGATTTAACGCAAATAGAGGTTATCCACCACCTTTTTATCATTTATTTGAAAAGGAAGAATATATACCAGAAACAGGAGATGTTTTTATTTTCCCGAGTTTCTTGTATCATTCAGTAAATCCTTATTTTTCTGATTATAGAATTTGCATTCCTGTAGATTTACAGTTGTTCACTGAGTAATTCATATAAATAACATAAATGATAAATTCTAATATAGATAAATAAAGAAGTAAATAACTTAAACATGGAGAAGAAAACATGGCTTTTACATATACATATTCTGTTACTAATCTTAAAGTAAAAGATGAAGTAAACAGTGATGGTGTTACATTATCTAATGCTGTCTGCCAAACTTATTGGAAAGTAACTGGTACAGACGAAAACGGTGATTCAGGTGAATTTTCTGGCGCAACACCATTTAGCGCATCAGAAGTATCTGAAGGCGCTTTTGTAGCATTTGAAGATTTACAAGAATCAGATGTTATTGGTTGGATTCAAGCTGTAGTTGATGGCGACGCTGATTATAAAGCACACATTGATGCACAAATTCAAAGACAAATTGACGAAACGGCAACGACAGAGCCAGATACACTTCCTTGGGCTTCAGCACCAGAAGCTGATCCAGCTGAAGTAGACTCTTAAGAATAAGTTATAAATAAAATTAAACAAAGGATTCTGTCGTGAATTATTCGTATCACATCTTAAAACTTGGATTGAGAGATGAAACAAATACAGACGGAGAAGTAAACGAAAATTCTGTAGTAGAAATTCAATGGAAAAAAATTGCTACAGATACTGATGGAATAACTGCTAGTTATGTTGGTAAAACATTAGTAAGTTCCGAATCTACTTCTTCATCTGATTTCGTTGCATTAGCTGATTTAACTAAAGATATAGTTCTTAATTGGGTTATGTCTGATATTAGTGCTAAGCAAGATAAAATAAATAATACATTACAAAATAAAATAGATAAAAAGAAAACAACATTTACTACTCCTAACTGGAATTAGATTAATGTTTATATTATGGAGGTGATATGCATGATATGCATATGGGTGGTTTGGCGACCTATGCCTTAAAAAGAGGCGGAACGTTACACCCAATTATTCTACCTAAAGAAGTATTAGGTAATGAAACTGGAATTATGAACCCATCTATCTTCCAACACAAAGGGAAGATTCTTCTAAATATCCGTCACATTAACTATATACTCTATCATAGTGAAGGAAAGAAATTCCCTCATCAGTGGGGACCGCTTGTATACGTACATCCCGAAAACGACGTAACTCTTACTACACATAATGTAATGTGCGAGTTAGATGATAATATGAACGTCAAAAACGCCCAACGTATTAATATGGCTCTTGATACAGGTAAACCTACTTGGAACTTTGTTGGTTTAGAAGATTGTCGTTTATTTTCTTGGCATGATAAATTATATTTGTGTGGTGTTCGTAGAGATGCATACGATGATAAAGGCAAAGGTCGTATGGAGATGGCAGAAATTGATTTCATTGATGGAGAATGGAGAGAAGTATCTCGTAATCCTATTCCAGCTCCAGGCGATGATAGCTCATATTGTGAAAAAAATTGGATGCCTATTAATGATATGGAAGATCATTTTGTTAAATGGTGTAATCCTATTCAAATTGTAAAATATGATATTGAAGAAGGTACAACAACAGAAACATATAGAGATAAATCTCCAAGAGCGCCATTTCCTAGAGATTTTAGAGGTGGTTCACAAGTCATTAGAATTGGTGACAACCAAAGAATGGCATTTGTCCACGAAACAACTTTATTAAAAGATCCATTCGGTAGAAAAGATGGTGATTATGCTCATCGAATTCTTATTTGGGATGACGATTGGAATTTAATTCATGCAACTAAACCATTTCATTTTATGGGAACTTATTACGATCATGTAACTAATACTGATTATAATATTGAATTTGTTACTGGTATGACAATTAGAAATAATGATATTTTAATTTCATTTGGTTGGCAAGATAATGCTTCATTTATTCTTAAATTACCAATGAAAGTATTTAATGAATTTCTAGTTAATTATGGAGATCATAATGCAATTTAAGAATATGAAATTATTAAATGACGTTGTTCTTGATTATGATAATCCAGATAAAATTTATAAATTAGCACGCGAGTACGATAAGCTAGAACAAGGTGCCGCCGCGGCTGGCTTTTATCTACGTGCTGCTGATATGTCAGAAGGTAAAACATTTGAAGAGAAATGGCTTCAATATAAATGTATGATATTACAAGCTTTCATTTATGAAAGAAATGAAAATAGAAACATAAGTGTTTTAGGTTTTTTAGAAATGGCAATTGAAACTTTACCTGATAGACCTGAAGCATATTATTTTATTTCAGATTTATATGAAAGAAGAAATCAATGGCGTAATAGTTTAGTATATTCTAAAATCGGAATACAATGTTACGAAAATAAAGAAATCGATTCTATTGATAATGATGTAAATTATCCTGGTTTAGAAGCATTAAAATTTTTATATGCAAAAGCTAAATGGAAAACAGACGGTAGAGATGAATCGAAAAATTTATTATTTGATTTAAAATATAAACATAAATTAGATAAAAATTTAGAATTAGAAGTTGATAATTATCTAAATCAAGTAAGATATCCAAGTACTTTACCATTCACTCCAGATTTATTAGAAAGATATAAATTTCCATTTGATGGTATAGAAAATGTAGAGAGTAATTATTCTCGCCATTTCCAAGATATGTTTGTATTATCTGTTACTAATGGTAAAAGAAATGGAACATTTGTAGAGATTGGTTCTGGACATCCTAAACTTTTTAATAATACATTATTACTTGAAAAAGAATTTGGGTGGAAAGGTTTATCAATAGATATATCAGAAAGAATGTGCCATCAACATTCAAGAATGAGATCTACAGGTGTTATGATTGCAGATGCAAATAATTTAGATTATAATGAATTATTTAATTCTCATTGCTTTGAAAATAAAATAGATTTCTTAAGAATTAATGCTGAGCACGCTTCTCTTAATACTTTACAAAAAATGCCATTTAATAAATTTGAATTTGGTATTATACAGTTTCAACATAATAATTGTTGGTGGAATAATAATTTTAGAGAAGAATCTAGAAAGATCTTAAAAGATATTGGATATATATTAATAGTACCAGATGTTGCAGTAGATCATTCATCTAATTATGAAGATTGGTGGATTCATCCTATGTATGTACAAAATGCTCGCACAATGAAAGGTAAAGACGGAATTAATTTTGCTTGGGATTATATGATGGAGAAATTATAAATGAAAGTAGTTTTAGTTACTGGAGGATTTGATCCAATTCACTCTGGTCATATTGCATATTTTAGAGCAGCAAAAAAATTAGGTGATAAACTTGTCGTTGGATTAAATTCAGATGAGTGGTTGGAGCGTAAAAAAGGTAGAGCATTTATGCCTTGGAATGAGCGTCTTGCTATTGTTAATAATTTAGAAATGGTAGATGAAACGTTTACATTTTTAGATGATGATAATACAGCAAAAAACTTTATACTACAAGTAAGAGCTCATTATCCTGACGCTCATTTAATATTTGCAAACGGCGGTGACCGTACATCGGATAATATCCCAGAAATGGATGTAGAAGATAATAATATTACATTTGAATTTGCGGTGGGAGGAGACGATAAAAAGAACTCTTCAAGTTGGATTTTATCAGAATGGGATAAACCAAAGACTCAAAGACACTGGGGATATTATAGAAATTTAGATCAAAATGGTCATTGGAAAGTAAAAGAACTTACTATTGCAAAAGATAAAAATTTATCAGATCAAAGACATTTTAAAAGATCTGAACATTGGCATATCGTTGATGGAGATCTTATGATGAATTTAGAATTCGAAGATGGTCTTAAAACTTCTCAGATCTATCATTCTGGTGATAGTATTGATATTCCTGTTAATACTTGGCATTACGCTGTTAATGTCGGATCTGATCCAGTTAAAGTAATCGAAGTTTGGATGGGATCTGAATTATCAGAAGAAGACATAGAAAGAAGAACACTATGATGGTTTGTAAGGCATAAGCCTATTATACCAAAGATTCTAAACGTTGTCAACCCTTTTTTTATAAATAATTAGAAAATAAATTAATAAAGGAGAAATAAATGGCCTTTCAATTATCTGTCGATGCAAGAAATGCTACTTTGCAAGGTCTTGAAGATGAAATCGGCGAAAATCCAGTACTTACAATTAATACGGGAAGTGTTCCTGCTAATTGTGGCGCAGCTAATACAGGTACTGTTCTTGCTACTATGGTATTACCAAATGATTGGCTCGGCGCTCCAGTTAATGGTCAAATTGCTCTTTCAGGCACTTGGCAAGATTTATCAGCAGATGCTGCTGGTACAGCTGGTTATTTTAGAGTACATGATTCAGGCGCTAACTGTCATATTCAAGGAACTGTTTCAGCAACGGGCGCAGGTGGCGATATGCAATTAGATAATACTAATATTGCGCAAGGACAGCAAATCACAATTACTACATTTACGATTACTGCTGGCGGCGAATAACACAGGTAAATTCTCATGTCAGCAAACGGCTCAGTATCCGCTTCAATAGATTACGGGTTTTTTGGTGGCGGATATATAAGAGTAAAAGGTAGTGTAGATTCTACCTTTTCTTTATCTTCAGATATTACAGGTTATGTACCTATTGTTGGAGAGATTAGTAATCTCAATATACCTTTTACTTTCACTTCTGAAGCTGGTAAAGATCCAATACGCGGATACGCATATGGTGTTATTAATTTTAGTGGAAGCGGTACTGGTAAACTTGGTGATACAATATATGGTGACTTAAATTATCCTTGGATTTATTTTACCGGAAGCGCAACAGGTAAAAACATAACTCACGGTTATTTTGATAATACATTAGAATTTAGTTCTGCTTCAAGAGCTGCACAATTTGAAGATGCAGATACTGCTGGAAGAATTACTTTTAGTTTAAGTTCTATTGCACTAAATTATACTACTCTCACTAAATCAAGAGTTGGCCAAAATTTCTCTAGAGTGATTGATAATACTAATAATACGAGAATCGATAATCCAATAAATGATGTTTTTATTAGATCTGATGGTTCAAATATTGTGACTATTATACAAAAATAAAAAGATAGTACTAATTTTTAATAAATAAAACATAAAGATATTGGAGAAACTAAATGGCGGCTACGTTTTATATAAAGCAAAATGATACTGCGCCTGCCCTAGAAGCTGTTTTAACAGACTCACAAGGTAGAGCACGATCGTTAGCCCAAGCATCTACTGTAAAATTTCATATGTCTACCGAAACTGGTAACAATGTAATTTCTGGTGCAACCGGTACCATTGTAAATGCCGACAAAGGAATTGTATTATATACTTGGCAATCAGGAGATACTTCTGATGATGGTTCTTATAAAGCAGAATTTCAAGTTGAATATAACGATGGAAAAATAGAAACATTCCCAAATTCAAGTTATATCAAAGTTATTATTAAGAGCGAGTTAGCTTAATTAAGGAGCAATTAAATGGCACAGCCAACTACAAGAGATGAATTCAAAGATTACATTCTAAGAAAGATTGGCGCTCCTGTAATCGAAGTTAACGTGTCTGATGAGCAGATAGATGATAGAGTAGAAGAAGCATTATCTTTCTGGAGAGATTATCATTATAATGGTAGTCAATTAGTTTATCTAAAACACGAATTAACAGCAGAAGATATCGAAAACGGATATATTACATTACCTCAAAAACTTCTTGGTATCTCAAAAGTATTTGATCTAAATACTTCTATTTCTACTGGCACAGGTATCTTTAATGTACAATATCAATTTGTACTAAATAATCTTACAGACCTCACAGGATATAGTATTCAAAATTATTGGATGACTATGTCTCATATGGCATTCTTACAAGAGTGGCTTGTAGGACATCCTTTAATACGTTATAATAGACATGTTAATAGGCTCCATATTGATGCAGATAAGGCAGCATTAAGGGAAGGAGGCTTTATTATCATTGAGGCCTATGACGTTATTGATGAAGAGTTTTATGAGGATGTATGGTCAGACAGATGGCTTCAGAACTATGCTTCCGTGCTAGTCCGTGAGCAGTGGGGATTAAATTTAACTAAGTTTACAAATATGCAATTAGTTGGTGGCGTCACGTTTAATGGTGAGCAAATTTTGCAAGAAGCAAGAACAGAACGTCAACAAATGGAAGAAGATGCAATAAGAACATTACAACCATTGACATATAACTTTATTGGATAAAACATGGCAACTAATGCTTACTTCAGAAATTATGACAGTTTCAACGAGCAGAATTTAATTGATGATCTAGTTATTGAATCAATTAAAATGTATGGCCTTGACGTCTTTTTTCTTACAAGGTCTATGGATAACGTTGATAAAATATTCAACGAAGATGATACACCTGTTTACGATGAAATGTTTCAATTTGAAGTATATGTTAAAAATGTTGATGGCTTCGAAGGAGAAGGTGATTTCCTTTCTAAGTTTGGTTTACAAATCAGAGACCAAGTTACATTTACAGTTGCAATAAGAACATTTGAACAGTTCGTAACTCGCAACGACGCTCCAAGAATAAGACCTAATGAAGGTGACATAATTTATATGCCTCTTAATAATAAGATGTTTAAGATTAATTATGTTGAACATGAAAGTGTATTCTATCAAAGTGGTGCTTTACAAGTTTATGACATGCGCTGTGAACTTATGGAATATGCTGGCGAAACATTTGATACAGGCCGTTGGGAAATCGATCATTACTTCGATGATCAAAATCAAACAACAGAATTTGTTGATACATTAGAAGAAGTTGAAGAAGTAGATCCAATTGCTAGAAACTTAACTTACGAACAAGAGGCTGATGGTATTATTGACTTCTCAGAGATTGATCCATTTAGTGAAAACATTGTAATACAGGATTCATAAAATGGCAATTGCAAATTATTTTTATAACTTAACCACAAGAAAGTATGTTGCGCTTTTTGGCTCTATATTTAATCAATTAAAGATTAAAAGAAGAGATAATAGTAATGTAACACAAACAGAAATAATTGTTCCATTATCATATGCGCCATTTCAAAAAGTACTTTCAAGAGTTACTCAAGATCCAGACTTATTAAATAGTAGAACAACTGGAATTAAACTTCCAAGAATGTCATTTGAGATTGCAAGTATTACTTATGATCCAACAAGAAAACTTGCTTCTACTCAAAAAATGAGAAAAGATAGTAAAGCGGAAACTGATAGTTCTCGACATTTTTTATATTCATCTGTTCCATATAATCTTGATTTTAATTTGTACATTATGACAAATTATTCTGAAGATGCAACTCAGTTAATGGAACAAATACTTCCATTTTTTACGCCAGACTGGACAGTAACTGCTAAAATGGTAGAAAATTTAGATCCTGTAGATATTCCTATTATAATGAATAGTGTAACTACAGAAGAGTTGTATGAAGGAAGCTATGAAGAAAGACAAGCAATTCTTTATACATTAACATTTACTGTAAAAGGATATTACTGGGGTCCTGAAAGAAAAAGAAAAATTATTAAGTTTGTTGAAGCGGCTGTACATAATAATCCAGAAGATTTAGACTTTACTCATATCTCAAATACAGAGTTATTCCAAATTGAGAATGATAATGATGAGATCGAAGTAGTAGAATTATTCCCAATCATTGAATCTAATACAGATATTCAATGGCCTGATATTGAATTTAATGATGACTGGGTACCAGTTACACCTATGGGTTATACAATCGATACAGGTGCTGCTAATACTGATTATTATTATCAAGAAACATATGAAGATCTGAATCAAGATCTAAATGCTAATACTGCTAATGGTACATTAGATTTACAAATTGGTTATGGATCTCAAGATTTGAACGCTAATACTTAATAAATAATACATTAATACGAAATTTAAATAAGGTATAACAATGGCAAAAATTCTAAAACATAGAAGAGCTGCAAGTGGAGCAATTGGTGCAATTAAAGGAGAAGAAGGTGAATTCTTTATGGATACTACCACTGGTACTATTCATGTTATGGATGGTCAAACTTACGGTGGTCACCAGTTAGCTTTATTTTCAGATATTCCACTAGATATAAATCAATTCACTGATGCTGATGATTTACTCTTAAGAGATAAACCAGTAGAATGGGCTGATGTTATTCATGTACCAACAAATCTAGAAGGTCTTTACCTTAAGAATGAAGTACAAGGAATGATTAATGTTGCTATTACTAATACTTTAGGTCCAGTATCAGATAGCTTAGATACTCTAGATGAATTAGCTGAAGCTATTGGAGACGATCCTCAATTTATTACTACAATTAATACAAGAGTTGATGAAGTAGAAGCCGCAGCAAACGCAGCTAATATTGCTACTAATGTTAAATTTGATGCAGAAGCAAATACAATTAATATTAGAATTGATGGAGTAGAGAATGACGCTAATACAAGACTTATTGCTCTTGATAATAAAGTAAATACAGAAGTAAATAATTTAGAAACAGTTAAAGCAGATAAATCTTATTTACATCCAATTGCAAACACTGGATCATATAATGATTTGATTCAAGTACCTAATTGGCACCCAATTGCATTATCAGGTTCTTATTTAGACTTAAATAATAAACCAAACTTTGCTACAATTGCATTAACTGGTTCTTATAATAACTTATTAGATTTACCTCCATTTAAATCCGTTGCAACCTCTGGTTCTTATTCAGATTTAATTGATAAGCCAATCGCCAATAATGCGTTAACAGCAAACTTAGATTTAAATACATCAGATATTCTTGGTACTGGTAATATTAATATTACTGGTGATATTACAGTTACTGGAGCTATTACAAGTACAAGTGATTTATCATCTAATGATATTACATCAAATGATATTTCTGCTAATAATATTACAGCAACTGGAGATATGAGCGCAAATGGTGCATTACGCATTGACGGTGGTGCTACTGTTGTTGGAAACATTACAGGTAACGAAATTTATGCGGCTAGTAATTTAACAACTTCAGCAGAGATTTTTGCTTCAGGAAGAATTACAGCATTAGGTGCAGCAACATTCGGTGGTAATACTGCAATAGGCGGAACTCTTTCTGCAGGTGCTACAACAATTACAGGTCCAACAGCAATTACTGGAAGTTTATCAGCAACTGGTGATGGCACAATTGGTGGTAATGCTAGTATTACAGGTAATGCTACTATTACAGGAAATATAACAGCAAATGGAAATATTAATGCTAGTACTGGCGATTTAACAATTATTGATATTACTGCTTCTGGCGATTTGGGAGTTGATAATATTACTGCTTCTGGTGATATGTCAGTCGGAGCAATTACAGCTTTTGACATAACTACTGTATCAACTATTACTGGTCCTACTTTAAATATAACTGCAGATGCAGATGTTGGTGGTGATTTAGGTGTAGTTGGTGATACAGACGTTGGTGGTAATTTAGATGTAGTTGGTAATATTACAGCAAATAATGTTACGCTTGACGGTAACTTAACTGTTAATGGTACAACAACCACAGTAAATACAGAAACAATTAATCTTGCAGATAATATTATTTCAATTAATAGTAATCTTGCTGCAAATACAGCACCTTCACAAGATGGTGGTCTAGAAGTTAATAGAGGATCTTCAGCAAATGTTTCTTTCCTTTGGGATGAATCAAATGATAACTGGACGATTGGAAATAAAACACTTGTTACTGGTAGTATTATTCCAGCAGCAAATGTTGCTTATGATCTAGGTACTTCAGAAAAAGCATTCAAAGATTTATATTTAAGTGGTAACACAATTAATTTAGGTGGAGCTACTATTTCATCTAATAATGGTGCAATTAGTGTACCAAGTATTAATGTTACCGGTTCAATTACAACAACACAACCAAGTTCAATTAATCAAATTATTCCAGATGCAAATACAGATTTTGAAATTGTAACCGCAGAGGAAGGCGAAATTCGTATTACATCTTTGGAAGATGACATTAGAATTAGAGGTAAAGGATTTGTAAGTATTATTGCTGGAGAAGATGATCTTGCTAATGTAGACGTTCTTTCTGATATGACTATTGGAGCTCATACAGTTGACGTAAATGGTTATGCTTGGTTAATGTATCCGCATTTAGATCTTTTTGGAGATACTACATTTAAAGATCAAGCGAATGTTCATTTTGAAACTGGCACAATAGTTACGGTTAATACAGATATTACAAGTACTGGAGATATTACAGCAAATAACTTTATTGGTAATGTAACAGGTGATATCGTAGGTGATATCGCTGGAAATGTTACAGGTACAGTTAGTAGTATTTCAAATCATGATACAGACGCTTTAGCCGAAGGTAATACTAATCTTTATTATACAGATACAAGAGTAAGATC